GGATCAACAACTGGATCATTTTTTGGTAGTGCATCTTTTATAGTAGATACAAGTTTTGTAGTAAAGTCACCCATAAAACCGCCACCAGTTTGAGCTGGTGCAGTAGGGTTTGCTTGTGCGTATGCTATGGCTGTGCCTTTACCACCCCAACCTAATTTTTGACGACCATACTTGTCATACAATTTATTTTTTACTTCTCCACCTTTAGCATACTTATTCATCAACACAGATAAATCTGGCTGATTCTGTTCATAGTAATTGCTGTGTTGAGTAGAAGCTTGCCCACCATCAGAATAATTAATTATGCCACCCTCAGCTTTACCCTGTGGCTTTGGTGGATAGAAAAAGTCTTTGTAAGTCTTACGATTTTTGTTAGGTGCAAAAGTACCGGGCTGCTTTGGATCAAAAATAGGATTCGCATTCATGTAGCGCATCCATGCCTGACTAGAGCCATCCAAAGTTTTATTGGTAGTAAAGTAGTTACGCAAGAAATTACTTTTCTCTTTTATTGTTTTTGCATAAGCATCCCATGCCAAGCCAATATTTTTGTTAGCCTCATAAGAATTGCTTGGGTTAACAACCGCTTTAAGCAACTGCTTAGCATCAAAGTCAGAAACTGAACCTGTTCCTTCCAATCTTTTTTCAGGTGCAAGCTCAGCAGTAATGTTATCCATTTCTTGAGCAGCAGCTCTGAAGGAAGGTAGTTTTCCAGTAAGAGGGTTGGTTGGGTTTTCTTTATTTAGTTTAAGAAAACGCGCCATCTTTTGCTGAGAGAATTGAGCTTTGTCTGCTGCCTCTTCAACTTTTGCTATTTCAGCTTGCGCACGTTTGCTTGCTTGCAATACTAATTGCTGTTGAGTTTTTTGATCAACATTAGAAAATGGGCTGTCAATCATGACAGGAACACCTAAACGCATACCAGTGTTTTCAGCAGCAGTTAAATTAACTACTGGAGGCGGCTCACCCTTTGGTGCTTTCTGAGGAGGAATGTATGTTTCTTTTCTTATCTTTGCAGCAGCCGCTTCTCTTACTGCTTGTGGCTGACTAGAATCATTAGCTATGTTTACTAATTCAACAAATTGACCAGAAGGGGTATTAGCTTTTGTTTTCTTTTCAGTAGTGTATAACTGAATAGCGGCATCCAACTCAGCACGAGCTGGGTCATTCATTGGTAGCGCATCACGCTCTATTTGCATTTGGCGAAGTCTAGATGCAGATTGACCTCTACCAGTTGCAAGTTTGGTATATACACCAAATTCTTGCTCAGCGTCTTCAGCAGGTTGAGCTGCATTTTGTAATTGGTATTTTAATTTCAGTGCTTCATAGTCTTGCTTAGCTTTTGTTTGACGATCACTAACACTTGCCATAACTTCAGCAGCATTACCTAATTCTTCACCAAATGTACCAAACCTTGTTGGCTTACCAAGAGCAGCAGCAAGTCTAAAATAATCACCACGAGTCCAGCCTTCTTCTGATCTAGCAAGTAAAGCCTCTTGTGCTTTTTTTAAAATCTCAGCAGTTGTGCTTCTTTCTATTTTCTTTTGCGATAAATAACGCTCGCCAGCTTGACTAGCCTTATTAGCAAATGTTGGATTGCTTACATAAGTTTGTTGGCTTATTAAATCAGCATTTGGTTCTTCAGCAACTTCAGCCCTTTGATTAAGGGCTAATAGATCATTATCAGTTGGCATGTCGCTTTGAAGTAGCTTAGTATTTTCATCCTGTTGAGGAGAAATTAAGCTCTCAAAATCAAACTCTGCCAAGTTATTATTTCTACGAGGTTGATAAGCCATTTGTATGCCTTTAAATTAATTACTTCTTACCAATACCATATATAAGCGCACCAGCCTGAGCAAGCTGTGATAATCCAGATGGGCCTACGGAAGATGCAGGGCCTACTCCAGTTGCAGTTGATGTAGTAGGGATAGATAAGCCACGAATAGCATTATTTAAGAATGAAATATTCTCTCTTGGATAATCTCTTTGATCAGCAAAATTCTTGTAAGCCAAATCAAGGTTTCTCTGATTTTGATTTTGCTGTGTAAGACCAACAGCTTCCAATGCAGCAGCCTCATTAAGACCAAGTGACTGCGCCAATGCACCAAGAGCGCCAACATTCTGACCAAGTTGAAGTTGTCTAGTAAGGTCTGCTTGAGATATAGCCCCAGTTATTTGACCTAGTTGTCCTTGTCTTGTTAAATCAGCTTGGCTTTGAGCCATTGCTTGATTGTAGCCACTAGCTAATGCGCTAGTTTGTTGCGCTAAAGTATCAGCAGATATATCACGCATTGCTTTACCCATAGCTGTACCGCTACGGCTACCACCAAACGATCCACCACCAATGAACTGATTCTGAATTGTTGGAATAATGTTTTCAGACAAATTACGCTGAGCCATTTGACCGATTCGATTTGTAACCGAATCCATGTATGGGTTCATGTAATTTTGTACATTTGCATAACTAGTTTGAGCTGAATTGTTTAAATAAGGCTGAGCTTTGCTTAATGCACTAGTATTTCCAAGCTTGTCATATATATTACTTGCTTGATTCATATATGGAAGATAAGAACTAGCAGCTTCAGGTGTTAATGCAAATGCCAAATTTTGATTATCAGTAAACCCAGCAATACGACTTCCATCGTAAACTTGATATGGTTCTGATGCAATTGCATTAGCCTTACCAATTAAAGCCTGTGTGTAGTCGTTATACCAAGCAGGTGTTGTGGTAGTTGTAGTTCCATAAGTCTTAACTGATGGAGGTGTAGTACCTCCAAAAAGAAAGTCAGTTACCTTGTCAAGAACATTTGCCATTTTTTAGCCTCTTTGTAAATAAGCTAATGGAGATTTAGCATTAGGAGAAAATTTACCTTTAGCTAAAGATTTTCCTTTTTGCTTTCTTAAAGATGTTCTCATGCGGTCTAACTGCTTAGCTCCAGCATCCGTTGATCCATTGCCAAGTAATGCAACTGTTTCAGCATCCATCACATACTCGCCATCAGAAAGAACGGCAGGTATATCATCAGAGCGACCATCAGACAAAGAACTCAAACCACCAGCACGATACCCCTGTGGAGCATTGCCATAGGTGTAATAAGGCGCTCTAATTTGACCACCAGTTGCTGCTTGTATTGTAGGGTCTGAACTTACAGGAACATATACTGCTGGGTCGTAAAAATTAAACTCACCTGTATTCCCATCACGTCTTTCACCATATCTTGTTAAGTCTCCAGTGTATCTATTCCTGTTTCTCTGCATTCGATATTGCTGCATAGGAGTAGTAAATGTAGGACTATTTGCTGGATCATTTCTTCTTTGCTCTTCTAAAAGTCTTTCATTTTCTTCTTCTTGTTTTTTCTTAGAATAATAATTTAATCCAAGAGTAGCACCACCAACAATCCATGGATTGGTAACATCAACACCAATCATGTCTTTTGAGTATTTACCAACGCTACCTACTGGGTCTTCCCACCAATGATAAGCACCATCTGAAGCTTGTTTTGCTGCTTCTGTTCCCATATCTACTATTGGTGCTGGATAAGGAACTTGATCAGGTAAAGCACCTAATTCATTTGTGCTTATATCGCTTAAATAATTTTTTGGTTCTGGGTATATATCTGAAAGTCTTGGTGCTGGTTCTGTATATGCAGCATATTGACCTTTATCAAAACCTAACATGCCATCATCAGTTAAATAAGTTTCATTTTTAATAGGCTTATACGGATCAAAATCTATTGGACGATTTGGGTCTAGCAATGAGCTAAATTGATCATTAGCTGGCGCTGCTGACATTAAATCATTACCTATGCCATTATCAAGTGATAATTGTTTATTGAAATTATCGCTTGCTGTATCAACTGCTGAAGCTGTTGAAGGTGTTGAGGCATCACTAAATATGTCTGCAAATGTTGGAGCTTTACTAGTAGCACCTAACGACGAACCAAATGGTTTTGGAGCGCTTGATAAAGCATTTATACCTTCGCTTACTCCAAAATCTAACACGCCAGCAGTAACACCTGCCCTTAGAGCATCATCAAAATCTCTACCCTGAGCAAGATTAACTGCTGTAGTTGCAAGTCCAGAAGCAATAGCACCCGGGCCAACAATGAACGGAATACCAAATGAAGCCGCTGCCGCAGTAATAATAAAACCTAATGGGTCTGCTTTAATTGGTTTAAGAACATAGTCATTTACTAGTTTGCCAGCATCTTTCCATGTGTCTTCAACAAAATTACCTACATCTTTTACTGACTCTCTTATACCCCTACCTAAATCTTTTGCTGAATCTTCAACCCACTTAGCAGCTTCTTTAAAAGGTTTGGTTACTTTATTTCTAAATTTTACCCATCCCATGTTACACCTCGCCTTCAGTTAAATTGTTTTGCAATTGACCTAGTCCACCCATAGGTGGTGCAGACATAGAAGGTTGCATTGGTGGCATTTGACCACCACTCATTGGTTGTTGAGGCTGACCAGATTGATTCATCATTCTAGCCATTGCTTCTTGAGAATTCTTAGGTGGCTCAACATCATAAGGAATTGGCTGCTTTAATTCAGTGCCATTAGGATTACCAATCACAATTCCAATAACATCATCACCATCGCTGTCTTTATCCATACTGTATTCAATGTCTGGGTTTTTTGGATCGTTTTCAATTATTTCTAAAGCATTAACAAGAGGTTCATTAATGTTCTCTCTTACTACTAATAAGAAATAGCCTATTTCATAGGCATCTTTAAAACATTGATAAAGAGCTTGAATAAAATTTTCTTCAGTATCTGCTATTAAAATTCTCATGGAAGCAATGCCAGCTCTTTTATCATCTCCAAGTAGAACGAATATTGTGTTTCCATATCGAAGGAAATTAGAATTAGGCATCATTCGTTCTTGAACAAATCTAGGGTATTCAAGCTCTAATGGCAAAACATGATCTTCTTCATTCTCATATGCTTCTTGAATTAGCTCATTTACGCCTAACATTTTTTGTTTGCTGTCAACGATTGCCATAATTAAATCCTTTTATTTAAAAAAATCGCCAAATAATTTATGCCATTATTTGTGCAAAACGACTAGCCCATTCACGCCAGTCTGAGAAAGAAAGTGCATCAGGTGGGTTTTTTGAAGTTATGTCAGCAATTGCACATAAAGAGACAGCCCACTCCTGCCACTTTGTCTCATCATCAAGCTGCGGCAAATTGCCATAAATATTCAGGTCAAGAACGATCTGATCAGCCCAATCTCTTAATCCTATTATAATAGGTAAAGTTATCAATTTGTTGCTCCTAACACAGTTCCATCAGCTTCTTCTATGTGAGCAATTACCTGACCCATTTGGTAGTCGCCATTCAAAGTATTAGACTCAAACCTGAACCGCATCTCTCTTCGTATATCTTTAAAATATACAACCTGCTCATAAGGAGTTGTTGGTTCTGCAACTATGGTTTTTACCTCACCAGTTATTTCTTTTGACCTAGCATTTGATCTACCAGTAATTTGCACAGTCATGTTTCCAGACTGCACAAAATCTGGCTCTAATAATTCACAACGCAATGACTTATCTTGTCCATTTGTTATCAATATACTCATGTCGGCAGTTTCAAAATAAGACTGAATAGGTATTACGAAATTAACATCAATCTCATTAACACCAACCTCATGCTCCCAAAGCTTGTAGTTATTTGATTGGAACAAAGTTCTAATATCGCCAGAAATGGTCGTTCTTATTAATCCATCCTCAGTTTGACGGATGTCGGCTGCTGGTCTATTAAAGTTATATTCAACACCAGTAAGGAATGGGACTGCATAACGAGGGATAAATTCGCCCGCAGAACGCCCCCCATTGGGTAATTCTGTGTCGTACCAAGTATTCTCTTTAACATTGTAAATAATTGCGTGGCTACACTCTACAGCATCACCTCTTGGATAGCACCACCAAATTTCACCAAATCTAGGGACTTTGTAAGCAAATACTTTTTGAGCGTATTCCCTGTTTAATCCATCAAAGAAATAGTTAATATTCAGGACATTTTCTACATCTCTTACAACACCATTAAACATGTAGAAACGGTCAACACCAACCCAGAAATAAACTCCGTCATATTCAATTATTGACATGGGAGATAAAACTGATGATGCTGAAGTTATGGTGTCAAATTGGAATACCTGCTGTCCACCAACGAATGAAGCTCTGATTACGGCATCAGTTGACCAATACAATCCTGAAGGAGAATTACCCGGGCCACCTCGAAGGGGCAAACCTCTTACAATTTTTTGAGCAGCAATACGAGCATTACCAGAACCTTCACCAACTAAGTCAGCAGGGTTTCCGGGGACTGACCAACCTAATGAACCATCAGTTCCAAAAATAGTTAGGTATGGATGTAATACACAAATACCACCACTAGCAGAAACACCTTCAGGCAATGTAAGCTCAATAAGGCGGTCATTTTCCTGCATGTCTCCATAAAAAACCTGTCCAGATATAGAGTTGTACAAAGAGCTAAGGTTTGGAGCTGCTTGGGCAATAATCTTATTGCTTGGGACAAGACTGATTGAATCATACAAAACATCAAACTGCCATGAATTATCTAACTGGCTATTTAATGTAGCAGGTGTCCTATCATAGACAATACCTGAAAGTCCATCAGCGTCAAGCGTAAATTTTTCTAAAAATGTAGTGCCGCCAGAATGAATGTATGTAGATTCATTTTGCGTGAATGACTTCATTCCACGACTAATCTCTGCTAGATAATCGGTTACATTTCTGTACCCATTAATTTTACGAGGCAACCCACGCTGAAAACGAACCCATTGTCCATCAACGTAATAGTCACCCTCAAATTTAGTTCCATCGCGTTTAATACCCGCTTTAGAAATTATCCTGACAGGCTTAGCAGCCATTAGAAGCCTCCACCATCAACTGGGTTTAAGCCTAAATTAATTACAGCAGCAGCCGCTGATGTAGCGCCAGTTCCACCCTGAGAAATTGAAATAGGGAATCCAACGCCACTACTATCTGCAAACCTAACTTGCGTTCCATTAGAGTACAAAATTGATGCGGTATTAGGATTAATATCAACGCCAGATGCTAGTGTCGTTCTTATTGTTAAGGTATAAGCACCTGTGGTTGAATTTGTTACCCAATATTGCTGTACTGTATTCGGTACAATAATAGTTCTGTTGCCAGTTAACAAACCAGTGAAGTTATAAGAAATACGATTTAATTCAGAGCCAGTTAATGTATAGTTTCCAGAGCCAGCCACATTAATTGATATGTAGTCAAAAGCAAAGCTTGCTGTTTGACCTAGACCCAATGTGTAATAGTTTTGTCCATCAGTCATTACAATACAAGAATCTTGTGGCTGCAAATAGATTGAAGTAAACCCATCAATTAAATCTGCACCAATAGTGGAAACTAAAACAGTTCCTGAGCCGCCATTTTTAAATTGTACAAACCAATTGTTTCCAGCTTGGACTGCTTCTGGTAATGTAAATACGCCAGCTCCACCATTCCATAAAAAGGTGTTAGCACGATCAGGTATCAATAAAGTATAGTTTGATGAATACGTTGAGATTGGCATTGATTGAGACAATACAGAGCCAAGCGCAATAATTCCAGTACCAGCTAAAGCAGCAGCATTGGCAACAGATAATGAAGCACCATATTGATATGCTCTCCAAACACCACCAGTAGTAGTATTAGATATTAAATATATCTGCCAAATAGTCCCCGGAATTGGTGCAACTATTAAATTACCAGCCCTATCTTTTACACTAAATTGCTCTCCTCCAACATTGTTAAATAAAATTGTAGCTCCAACAGAGGCTTCAGTTGCTGGCGGTAAATAAATTATTCTTCCTGTTGCACTTGGAAATACATCTATTATTGAAGTGGCTAATTGGACATCAGCATTAGATTCTAAAGGCCAACTTAAATCTACATCAAAAGATGTCAAATTATAAGATGCATAAGAAACATCAGAAGAAGCAATGTTTGTACCGCCAAAAATATTAGTATATGTTGTCATTATTAAGCCTCTTGCCTTGTAGTCGATCTATCTATAATTTTTTTCATGTCTTCAGTATTCAATGAATCAATAGACATTTGATAAAAATTAAGCCATACAGGAATGCGCTCATCATTCTTTAAGAATGGTGTAGCTTCAAGTAAAGTTCCATAAAGCAATGCATTCGGAGCAAAATTTGTTAGCCAGTTTTGCTGATTTCCCTCATCAAGCAATTGTGGTAACTCGTAATAAACAATTTCAATCGGATATGCCACATCAGGAGTAGGGGCAAACACCCAATGCTGATAATTATAGTCAGCATAAAATACAGGCTGCGCTGTAGCAGTTTCATTAGGCCAATACGTTCTGCAATATTCATAGCTACGAGTAAATAATAATTGCCTATTATTTGAACCTGCGCCAGTACCAATATTTATAGATACTGTTTCTCTCCATCTGTCTGGTTTAGCAATAACAGCAACTCCAGCTTGCATAGCAGTTGTAACAACAGTTTGAAATCCTTGAATCTTTATGTCGCGAGCAATCCTACGCTCAGCGAAGTTAATTAGCTTTGGTATCTGCTCATAGACTATTGGGTCTGTAGCAGCAGAAGCTCCACGCTCAAGATAATTTCTTACATCATCTCTTAGTGATTGGAATGTCATTGCTACTGGCATTACTTCTCCTTGCTAAAAGGTCTTGTACCTTTTTTATCAATAATGAGAGCCATTTTTCTAGGCTTCGCATCTTTAGTGTTTGGGATGCTCACATGAGTCCATGAGTCAAATTCTCTTATCACCTGATCGTATGGCAAACCTGCTTTTATGATTGCAGATACAACCTCATTGGGAGTCATACCTTTTACTTTAAGGTCTGCTGCAACCCCAAGGCAATGTTGGCTGGTAGGTTTTCCTCCGACTAGGCGGTTGGCCTCTACACTGCGAAATGCAGAATTTATGCGTAATGGCATGCCAACAACAGTTCGCACTTCTTCCAAAAATAAAGCTAGGCGACGCAAGTTCATCAACACATCATTATCAGGTGTATTGTCAATACCATGACGCTCCGCTGTTTCACTAGCGGTCATCTCTTCTAGCGTGAAGTTTGGAGATAAGTTCATTTTTTTAACGCCAATGCATCTGATTTATCTTTGCTGCCTTGTGAGCTACCAAAATAAAAGCTTATGACTTGAGTTGCAGCACTTGTAAGAAATCCCAAAGCATAGATAACGATATTTTCCTGACTGTCTGGAATATTCACAAACATCAAAATACCAACCAATAGAAATGCCACCATCACAATACCCAATGCTAAGATAGGCATAACTAACTTCTCAAGCCAATGCACATTAGGATTTGTTGCTATCGCTATACGTGCAGCTCTTGCATCGCCACGATCTTTCACTTCTTGCTCAAACATGAACTCTTCATGTTTCATAGCAGCTTCTTTAAGTGATGCTATCTTTTCATCCGATAGCTTCCCATCGGAATCAGGAGTTAAAGTTATGCCTAGCTTTTCTTCAACCGCAGAAACACCTTTGTCTAATACAGAATCAACGACCTTCTGCATGCCAGCTCCTGCAAGCTGGGATAGGATTGGTACTAGTAGTGGTAACATTAATTTGCCCCTTGATCAAACATCCAGTGAATAAACCACGCAAACCCTGCAATAATTGCAGTGATTACAAACCCACCTATGCAGTTATATATAATATTTAACGTGCGTTGTAGTTTGCGCTTCTTACGCATTTTTTCTGCTGCTATTGCTAATCTTGCTTCTGTTGCTGCTCGTCTAGCGTCTTCTGCTTTAGCTTCACGCTCACGACGTAACTTACTTAATCTTTGCCAGAACTCATCCCACATCCCACTCTCATCAAAGTGGTAAATCATTACATGCTTGATCTGAGCGTAATACTGTGTAATTTCCCTATCTGCCGCCATCATGTCCATCACAAACTCAGCATCACTGATTGGGTCATCTACTGGTTGCCCATTTGCTATTGCTTCATCTTGCTTTTTCTTTGCATCTTCTAATTGCGATCTATTCTCTTCATATCTACTTGCTGCTGAGAAAAACTTCTTCACAGGCGAAAGTGACTGACCTAACTTTTTTCCTGAGTCAACGCACTCTTGGATACTATCAACAGCTTCTCGAGCCTCATCGGCTGCTGATTTAACTGCGTTAACTACGAGCCTTACGCCCTGTATAGCTAACCCTATTGTCATCGGGTCGATCATAATTTACTTTCATTTGTCAGCTTTGTTATCTAGCTTGTCAAAAATTTGTTTAAGCATACCTTTTACATCATCTATATCACGACGATAATCATCTTTCTGAACATAGGTGCGAGGAAGCTCTGCAACTTTATCTTCAAGACGAATTATTGATCTAGATATGTTATTAAGTATCCAGCCACCAAAACATCCAGCAACTGCAAATACAACATTAATTAAAAATTGTGATTCCATAATTAAGCAATCCTGTAATAAACATAGGCACTAGTTCCAGTTCTACGAAACCTAAATAATGCTGAACTTGATGCAGCAATAGAGGTTTGACCAGAGCCAAGTGTAGTGCCAGAACCAGCAGTAATTGTTACAGCTACTGTAGTTGAGTTATTTATAATAGCTAGATCAAAAGAAGCATTTGTAATGCTGTTAGTAGCCAATATGGGAAACTGTGAATCAATTGAAGCCCCACTTGGCATTGTCAATGCATATGTACTAGCACCAGTACACGTAAAAATTCCAGTAGCTAGTTGAGCAGCAGTTACGGTTGCGGCAGCACTAAATGCGGTTGCCGCAGCCTGTCTTTGGAAATTAACGCCATAAGCACTAAAAGATTCAGTTGTGTAAAATATTTCTTTAGTATTTGGATCGCACTGTACTGATCCACCAGACAAAGATGCTGTGTTAGTAGAATTTCTTGGTGCATTAATAAACACACCTGCATTTAATGGTGTAAATGCAGTTGACTGTGTACTTAATACAATCATCGTGCCATTAGAGCCATTAATTTGATTGCCAATCAGTATTGATCGAGTAACTGCTGCATTATTTGATCTACCTATAGATATAGTATCAGAGGCAGAAGCTGAGGTATTAGCACCAAGAGCTATAGCGTTAAGTGCTAGAGCGCTTGCACTTGTTCCAATCGCAACAGCAGAATTATTTGCGCCTGTTCCATTGCCAATTGCAATTGCACCCGGATTTGAAGTTAAAATTGTTGCGCTTGCTCCAATAGCAATACCATTATTTGATGTTGCACCAACATTTGCTGACGCTCCAATAGCTATACCAGATGGGGCAGAGTTTGATGCAGCATTACCAATTGATAATCCACTTGTTCCAGTAGCTTGCACGTCTGCGTTATAACCTAGTGCAGCAGCCCCAGTAGCTAAAACATTTGATCCTGATCCAAAAGCAGCGCCAGTTCCAACGGATGAGGATGAAGAGCCTATTGCTGTGCCACTTGCACCTGTAACAGATGAACCTCCTCCTACTGCTGTTCCAGATGCGCCACCAGAACCAATTGTTGACCCAACACCTACAGCGACTGCTGAAGTAGCAGCAGCATTAATTGCCGCATTATTCCCTAATGAGGTATTAGCTGAAGCACCACTACCAGTAGCACCAAAAACCAAACCAAGAGCAGTAGGGGTAGCAGCTACCGCAACCGCATAGTTTGGAATATTTAAAGTATTAGATGAGAATGTAGCAGCACCAGAAGTACCAGTAGTCGTCAATGAAATGACACCCTGATACTGAGGAATGTTAAATACATTAGATGAAAATGTTGCTGCACCAGAAGTGTTAAGAGTAGTCAAACTAACTGGGGATTGAAAATCAGAGTTAGCTACAGCAGCAAAAAGACCGCCACCATTCCCTTTAATTATGCCTGTAACGCTAGTTGTAAGAGTAATTGCAGGTGTTGTTGTGGCAGTTGCTACCGTTCCAGCAAATCCATTTGCAGAAGCAACGCTTAAACTTGTTACAGTGCCATTTCCATAAATTGGAATATTTAAAGCATTGCTAACTAAAGTTGCCGCACCACTTGTTCCAGTAGTAGTTAAAGTAATCTCACCAGAAGAAAGAAGAACAACATTGTTACTTGCATTAAGCGTATATAGTTTTCTGTCCGTTACATTAACCGCTAATTCACCACGAACTAACTGACCTGATGACGGAACTGCACCAGCAGAAGAACTATTTTTTGTAATAATTACTGGCATTTAAACCTCCAATGGTCTATCTGGTCGAACAAACGGCAATGTAATATTTTCCGTTTGGCGAGCTGGTAAGCGGTATGGATCAAGATCATCCAAGTCATCACGACAAACCCGAAGTCCGGGGCTGTTAGGGTCTGAATATAAATCAGTAATTGACATCTTTCTACTGCATCGGTCGCAAAGACCAATGCCATAAGATGACTTGCCTGTTGGATCGTACCAAATGCTCATCTTGTATACACCGCAATGTTAGGAGTGAAATAAATTGGAGAGTTATCACGCTCTTCCATCTCTGCTTCATTAAGCGCCCTTATAGCCTTCTGATCAATAATAGGGATCATTGCTGGGTCAACTTGTGGAAGCTCTTCTGCAAATCTTGCTGCTAACTGATACACAATAGCTTCATACCAACGCTGTGGGACTTCAATTTCTTGCGTTAATGTACCTACATCCATGATGTAACGCTTCACATAGGTAGTGACTTGAGCTATTGCAGTTGATACGCTTGGGACAGGCCATATGTACATGATTGGCTCATCAAGAGTTCTGTCTAACCAAAACTGTAAAGGTTTACCTTGAAATGCTTTGTTTGGTAGGTTTGCATAGCTGTCTCGATTCAAACGAGCCATTGGTATTTCATTTGGTGTGTTACCAAATACAAATTGAGCAGGAGAAAAACCTACCCCATAACCAAAAACTCTGATGTATGAAGTGGTTATAGGTACTGGAACGTCTTTCCATGTCCACTTATTAGCTAAACCAGCAGCATCCATTACGAGCAGAGTCGTCCAAGTAGTTCCGTTTGTAGAAGTTTGAACTAAATAATTAGTGCTTACACTAGAACCATAAAGCAGACCTACTGTAGATATTGAGGTTGGGCTAGTAAAATTTACTGTATATGAATTACTTGTGATAGTAGTGACACCAGTTTGAGCTTCTACTGTGCGGTAATTTGTATTAAGTAAATCAACAATGCCATTGCCAACTGGGACTTCTGCATTAGCTGGTTGGAGTGGAAGGATTAGCTTTTCAATGCACCATAGCTGAAGCCCTCTGTTTGCCAGAGCGGATAGCAATAGGTACAAAGTTTCTTGAGCGGTAACCATTTGCTCGCCACCAACCCCTTCAGGCGGCAAACGGCATTTGCGAAACGCATGATCAATAATTTTGCGAGTATTAAATACAGTTTGAGAAACTGTTCCAGAAACCGCCACTTTTATTCTCCTTCAAGTCGCAGCTCGCTGAAACAGCGATCTCAAGAGACTAGATTATAAATTAACTTATTAGCATTTAGGGGTGCGATTAAAGGTTGGAACACCTTTTTTCATAGCAGACCCACCTTTGCGCATACCACCCATGGATGACATTGGAGACATAGCTTCAATTTCTTCATGCTTAATCATCTTTGCAGGAGCGCCAGCCTTTTTAAGCAAAGATATTTCTTTCTTTATAACAGCTTCAGGCTCTCGCTTCATGCCAACTAGCTTTACACCTTTAACTGGAGCTTTGCCGCCTTTTTTAAGCTCTAAAACAGTACCTTTACCACCTTTATGCTCTTGCTGATCATGCTGCTTCATAGCTTTTTTGATCATTGCCTTGTCTTGAGCCTTGTCTTTAGCTGAGCTTTCCATAGATTTTGCATTTTTTGATGCTTTAGGATTATCTTTTGAAACACTACCACCTTCTTTTAACCCAGTATTCGAAGGAAGTGATCTTCCAATCAAACCACGAACTTTTGAAAATTTTGGGGAAATACTTTGTAAAGCTCTAGTTACATTACTAGAATTTTGAGCTGGAGCTGGCTGCGGATTGGTAGCAAGCGCCCTTCCAATAAAACCACGATTTTGTGAAAAACTCGGAGAAAATCTTTGCAATGCATTAGTTATATTACCCATATTTTGGGATTGAGCTGGCTGTGGATTGGAATCCCTAAGCGCAGAAGAAATCAAACCAATTTTTGGTTGAATTTTTTGCATTGCACTACTTAAATTATCTTTAACTAAGGATGGTTGTGTATCTGTTGGTTGGCTATCTTGGCTGCCACGCATATTTTCAACCATTTTTAATGCTTTAGACAAAATACCACCTGACGCATAACCCTGAACTTCTCCACCTTCTTTCATTCTTACAGGGCTTGGCAGTAAATTTGCCTTACCTTGACCTTCTTCATATCGGCTTCTAGATTCAGCAGCTTCTCTTTTTGCGTCTTCAGCTAACTTTAATTTTGTAGCTTTTGCCTTGGCATTCCTTCGTTGAATTGGTGCATCATCAAAGTCATACATACCACCTGCCGCATAACCTTTTACCTCACCGCCTTCTTGCATCTTTTTAGCGGAGTTTTTGAAATCTTGTGCAGAAGGAGCGCCTTTAGAGCCAGCTTTTCTCATTTTCTCACCAGAGCCTTCTTTAATACGCTCTCTTTTTGCATGGATGTTGTCCCACAATCCAACCTTGCCGCCTTTTTGTCTTGCTATAGGCGCACTGCTACGATCCTGTATAGCATCCATGCTACGTTTTAATGCTGAATATGGGTCTTTACTAGGAGGTATTCTATTCGCTATAGCTTCTGCTTTATGTCTAGCATCAGTAGCTTTCCTAATCTCCATGTTCCTATCAGTCGCAGCTTTTATCGCAACTGGATCAATTAGAAGCGGGCTTCCTTTTCTATTAGGATTTGCATTTGCTTTATTAATAACCGCTTGATTCTCTTTTTGGCGCTGCATAGCGGGGTCAAGAGGAGCAGGAGTTGGCATTGGCTTTTTAGCAGCCATAGGAGCGGCGACTGGTTCAGTAGCACCACCAAATGCATAGCCTTTTACGGCTGGACGAGGGTTTGGCTTGTTAAAAGTAAACTCACCATACTTAATATTTTTGCCCATGATTATTTCCTTTAATTTAACAATCCCACTTGCGTAAGGCTTTATTGATTCTTGAATTAGGGTCTTTTGCAGTCTCAGCAGAAGTTAGCTTTGCTTTCATGCCACCCATACGAGCGCAGAAGGAACTTCTACGAGAAGCTTTAGCAGGACTCTTTGCAGCAGCCTCTTTAGAGACTGGTGGCTTTAAATTACTGCCAGTTGCTTTATTATAAGCATCACGACCTGCTTGGCTTAAACCACCCTCTGGATTTTTATGCTTAACAGTCAAATTAACCTGACCGCCTTTTGCAAAATGCCAACCTTTAATAATCGCCATGATTAGCTCCAAGTACCAATTTGAGTATTGTCGGTAGTAGCATTAATTGTTTGAACTGGGTAAATCTTTACATAAGAACCTGCACCAATTGTTACTACTGTTCCATTTGTAGAATAGTTAAATTGGAAATCAACAGTACCTGAAGAGCCAGACAACATGTCAATTGTTCCACAAATTCTTAGTGATGTAGAGCCAGCAGCGCCAGAAGGACTCATTACAACTGGAGTAGCAAAGCTAGATAAAACTCTATTACGCATTATGTGCGCATGGCTTACCGTAGTTGAAGTTCCAACCTCAGAACTAATTACAGTATATGAATGGGCGCTAAGAACTGCTGTACCACCTAATGCATAACCAATAGTTTTTCCGCCACCTGCGGTACAGGTAATAAGTGCGCATATTTCATATGCATACCTAGTATTAGAGGCTAAAGATACAACCCTACCAAACATTGTTTGAGCAGCAGTAGTAGCACCATTACCAGATAAATCAGCTCCTAATTGGAAAAACTGTTCTGCTGGCAATACACCGCGATTTGTGCTTTGAGGTGTAAAGTAAGCAGCATATCCATCATATTCAAAACCACCAGTTATGGGAGATGATAGTAATGATCCAGCAGTAAATTTAGAAGCTGCAATGCTAGAAGTGCCAGCACCAGCAGTTAGCCAAGCATTAGTAGGAATTACACCAGCACCAATAAATCTTGGTGTGTAAATTACTTCACCGACTCTAAATTTTTCAGTAGGAGATGCACCATTAGTCATTGTCCCAATACTAAGAACAAAGTCTTCTGAACCAACTGTGAGGTCAGTTGACTGAGTAAATATTGCAGCTCCAACTTTGATGCCATCATTTGTTTCTGTTGCAAACTCTACAGCAGTACCAATACCAACAGCAGCACTGCTTGAAGTAGTATGAGTAAAACGAGAAACAGATACAGCCGAACTATTGTTTGCATCATCAAGAGCAACCTCAAGAGCAGTAGCTGGAGTATTAGTTCCAACACCAAGCTTCTTATCGCTAGTAAAGCGAGCAACCTCACTAAGAGTTACATTTCTTAATAGCCTAATTACAAAATCAAACTTTGATGTTGATACTGAACTTACATCAGTAGCTATCATATTTAATTGACCAACACCAACCCCAGAAGTTGATCCAGCTCCACTAAGATTACACTGGAATAATATGCCAGTACCGATACCAGTAGCAGCAGTATTGTCTGTAGTTTTGTGGTTTAAGGTAATTGGAAATGCTATGGAGCTATTTGTGTTGATGGCATCAATGTAAAGATTATCAACTAATGTTACTTCAGGAGTGATCGTAACCCTACCATTACTAGCAATTAAAACCTTAGTTGTTGGAGCTGCTCCAGCTAATGATGTTTTTAATTGCAGGTTCATTGCCTCTGAACCAGAAGTAACATTCTCAGCAACTGATGCTATTGATGCACCATTAAATACACCATTTACATTTAGCTCTGCACTTAAATTAACAGAAACACCCATGCCAGCAGTAATTGTTGCAGGGTTTGCTGTTGTGTCATGAATAAAGTTTGCTGCTACAGCTACAGTATTAATGCTTGAATCAGTAATAATAAATTGCGGATTTAGGTTGACGAATGTTTTAAGCTGATTAGCAGTTAACTTAACTGAAGCAGAAGACTGAACAGCTTCAAACTGTTCTAGACCAGTAAGTGCTGTTCCTGCGGTTAGCTGCGGTATGGTTATGTATGCCATGTTTTACTCATTTAATCTAAAGGAATCCAAGAAAGAGTATTCTCATCCCATAAAGAATTTCCGATATATGGAGTTGGAGCTTCCCATCCACATGTTTCTTCATTTAATGTCCAAGATGGATATGGTTGAGGCTCGTAAAATGCATCTCTTACTGAATCGTATATATCGCCAAGTCCTGCATAATTTTTACGAAATGGTATGCCATTAAATGCATGCTTACCTAAAAGAGTGTTGTAGCTTGTACGTTTGCATCCTGCTGCATTCATTTGAGTAGCATAAAACTGCTCCCAATCAACTACATTACCATTTTCATCTAGAGCGTCTTCATGCATGCCTCTAATAACACTAGTCACAATGTTATTTTCATCAAGCAGAGCATAATATGCGTTAGAACTCATTTTTATCACCATCTAATAGTTCCGTTGCCAGTAAACTTGTACATTTTATTTCCGGGGTAAGTTGTTGTGTCAAAAGTATATGCACCAGTAATTGTTGTAGCATCTGCAAAGGTACTTGGATAAATTAAAATAACAATACCCGTTCCACCTTTACCAGTTAAATAACCTGCTGGCGCAAGGCTATCACCAGAACCACCACCTCCTGATCCAAAACCATCTGCCCCATTAGTAACGCCTACGCCACCAGCACTGCCACCGTTGCCCCCACCCCCGACCCCGCCCGTGCCACCAAGACCATAACTAGGTGAATTTGGGCTTCTACCAAAGACGCCTCCACCACCACCACCGCCATATGTGTTGCCATTCCAAGCTTGACCAGCGCCGCCATTACCACCTTTTGTTGATGTACCAGTTTCACCAATACCAAGATTTGGAGTGCCAAGATAAGCACCGCCACCGCCACCCGCTCCACGAGCATCAGTTCCACCACCAGTTGCAAAACCACCACCACCAGTATTACCTTGTGATGGCGTGGTAGCTGGAGTATTCCCAGCACCGCCAGCCAAAGAGCCACTGCCAGTAGACCTACCAGCCCCACCCCCACCAGATGCTCCAGCTAGACCAGCAGAGCCAACAAATGCACCGCCACCGCCACCAGCACAAGAAATACTAACTGCTGTTCCTGTAAATGATGATGGATTTCCAGCAGCTCCCATTGCAGAAGCAGTTCTAGCAGCACCACCTGCACCAACTACTATAGTGTATGTAACAGCAGCAGATATAGCTTGAGCTGGGGTTGCTATAACACCGCCCGCACCACCTCCCCCACCATATTGGGTAGCTCCACTTGCGCCCCCACCAACGACTAAAAGATCAATCGTTGATGGAACTCCACCACTTGGAGTTGTTGGTGTATTAACAGCACCTGCCATTAATCCAAGTATCCCACTCATTATGTCAACCCATTTCCTGAAATGACCCACACAGTTGCTTCAACTTTTAATGCTGTTGCAATACCATTTATAGCTAATGTTCTATTACCAGTAGAACCAGCAGAAGTAAGTAATTTTAATGTGCCTGATGTAAGACTAATTGTGTAATTGCCTGAACCGCCATTATTAATGATAGTGATTGCAGTTCCTATAGGGTACGAGACAGAAGCATCAATGTTAATTGTTCTCGCAGTAGTATCTGAGGAAGGTCTATAGATTGCTTTACCATTGTCAGCCAATACTGTTGAGTAAGGGTATGAACCAGAAGAGACATTGTTAATTGGTACATTTCTAAAGCCAACTGAATCAGTGCCATCAACAGTCATACCAGATGCAGTACCACTTGATGGAGTACCTAATGCACCATTAAATGTTACAGGAGCGCCAGCAGAGCCAACATTTGCAGCTAATGCAGTTGCTACACCAGTTCCTAAACCAGACACACCACCAATTGGTAATCCAGTACAAGAAGTTAATGTGCCACTTGTTGGAGTGCCTAATGCACCATTTTGTACAACAAAAGCTCCTGTGCTTCCCGTGTTAACAGCTAAAGCTGTCGCAACACCAGTACCAAATCCAGACACACCACCAATTGGTAATCCACTACATGAAGTTAATGTTCCTGATGAAGGAGTGCCAAGTGATCCATTAAGGGTTACAAAAGCACCAGCAGAGCCTACATTAATACCAAGAGCTGTAGCCACACCAGTACCGAAACTTGTAATGCCTGTGCCGCCTCTATTAACTGCTATTGTTACGCCATTCCATGTAGCACTTGTAATAGAGCCAGCATAATCAAATGTATTTGTTGACCAAGATACATTTGATGGCGCTCTATCATGCCTATCCCAAGAACCAGCAGAAGCTGCATTAGATAATAAAGTTACAGCAACATCACCACCAGATGGTATAGAAACAATTAATCCTCCTGATGCATTATTTACTGTAATTGCACCACTACTTTGATTATTGTTGAAATTATATACTGCGCCATTTGGTAAAGTTGTTGCATTTGGCAGTTGAATTGTCTGACCACCTGAGCCAGTAATAACATAATTGTATGCACTTGCAACAGTCAATGTAGTTGTTGTGCCAGCCGCAGCAATGAATGTGAAATTATCAAAAAATACATTTGCTGAAGCATTTTGGCTTGCATCACGCAACACAACTGAGCTTGCACCACTTGATGCAGTAACCCCAGTACCACCATTAGCTACAGCTAAAGTGCCAGCCAATGTGATTGTTCCAGAGCCTGTAATAGGGCCACCTGAAGTAGTCAAACCTGTAGAGCCACCAGACACATCAACAGAAGTTACTGAACCACCACCGCTTGTGGATGATAAAGTGCCACCAGCAAATGACAATCCGCTACCTACTGTGATTGCAGATATTGCTGTGCCATTGCCCTGCAAGATGCCTGTGATTGAAGTTGATAAAGTAATTGCTGGAGTTGATGTTGGGTTAGCTACTGTACCTGCAAAACCATTTGCACTTGATACAGAAACAGTTGTAACTGAACCACCGCCAGCCGCTGATGCCAAAGTTCCTGCTGAGTAAGTTAAGCCTGAGCCTACAGTTACATTACTAAATCCACCAGAGCCATTATTAGCTAACAGTTGAGCATTAGTACCTGTTGGTGCTGCTGCATAGTCAGTGCCAGCAGTAGCTGCTGAAATAGCTGTTCCATTACCTTTGAGTAATCCAGTTATGCTAGTGCTGAGTGTAATGACTGGTGTGCTTGTAGCTGTTGCCACAGTGCCAGCCAAACCATTAGCAGAAGCAACAGACACTGAAGTAACAGAGCCACCACTTGAAGTAGATGCCAAAGTACCAGTAGTGAAAGACAATCCTGAACCTATTGTCACAGAGCTAAAGCCACCAGCACCATCACCATAAAGTATTGATGTGCCAGTTGTTGCAGGAGCATAATCAGAACCTGCTACGGCTGCTGATAGTGCAGTGCCATTACCTTTGATAATGCCTGTGATGGTTGTGCTTAGTGTGATAGCTGGAGTAGTCGTTGCAGTTGCTACAGTACCTGCGAATCCATTTGCGCTTGTTATGCTTGCAGATGTAACTGTTCCACCGATAGCAATAATATTAGATACAGTTACTTTCCTGTTAGCTCCGCCTTGAACTACTGGTATTAGCTCCGTCCCCGTAAGAGGGGTGGTAGCTGAAGTCATCGCCGAGATTTTTAAATCAGCCATAGTTAACCTTTAATTCTGTAATTGAATATACCCACTGCCAGATTCAAGCAAGATGTTTCCTGAACCATCTACCTCTAGCAAAATAAAATAAGGCGTAGGTGGTGTTCCACCTGTGTACTGGTTAACTACGCCACTACCACCAACATCGTCACCTAACCCATTGTTTGCATTAGCAACAGTGTATAGCGCAGCACCAGTAGTGGTGTTCGCTTCATTAGCAACTGAACTTGATCCGACAGGCATTACGCAATACCAGCCTGAATTAAAGTCAAGGTTGCAGTGCCAGAACCGCCAGTCACATTTATTCTGATTCCAGATACAGGGAATGCATAGTTACCATCTGCATTTGAATTAAGACCTGTAATTGTTGGATGATCAAAAAAAGTTACAAAGCCAGTGCCATTGCCAGCCGCATTTGATAAATTATCAAACGTATGTTGCACAGTGTATGTCGGAGAACCCGTCACAACTACGCCAAAACCTACGTTGAAGGGTGTTGCATTGAGGTTCATCACCAATGGCGCACTCGCACCTGATGTACTCGATACAATCATTTGTCTCATGATATGCCTCTAAAAGAGAAGAAGGGGGCGAACCCCCTCCTATTACTTCATTGAATACACTACAGTCATTTGCCAAACACCTTGAGTTGTTGTTGGTGTCGCATTAGGTACAACAGTTGCAACAACAGTGGTGTTAGTGCCGATGTTTGACATTGCGGTTGTTTGTGCAGCCGTAAATGCCAAAGTTACTCTGCCACCAGTCATAGCAGCAGTTGATGATAGATATTGTGTACCAGCAGAAGCAGTACCAATTGTAAATGGCGCAGAAGCTATAGTTCCTGTAGGAGCTGTCAATACATCAACTTCAAAGTTAATTATTTGAGAGCCAGCAGGAAGAGTAACTGTGCCATTGTAAGCAGTACCGCCAGCAGTGCCAGCCACGCTTGTCATAGTAACTGTTTGGCTTAACACTGCAAAGCCACCATTGGTAGCCTCTGTCAATGCATCGCCAGCTACTAAGGTAGAGCCGAAATAAGTATGAGTAAGACTAGGCGTAGACATTACATTCTCCTAAAAATTACTAGGGGCGGTTAAGCCCCTAGCAGTTTGATTAAACACCAGCAGTACCGTAAACGGTACGTGGGTCAGTGAAACCGGGAATGTAACGCTCGGTTGCCTTGTAACGCATTGAGTCAGTCTCGAAATCGCCTTCCATTGATTTCTCTAAAGCACGACGCATCATCAGTTGCAGACCTACTTGCGCATCTGTCTTAATCCACCAAGCGGTAGTTGAAGTCAGACGAGACAAGTTAGCTTGACCACCAGACAACATGCCCATTGACTTAACTGGGTTGATGTCGTTGTTAGCATTGCCAGTACGCAGAACAGATTTCAGCAGAACTTCAGCTTGGAATACATTCGATGGGCCAACTACTAGCTTCTCAGGTGTCAAACGAATACGCTTACCATTGTTGTCAACAGCATTGCGGATTTGAATGAGAATCTGCTCAAGCGATGTTTGTGACAAAGCAGCAGCAGTAGTCAATTGGTTACTGAATGTACCTGAAGCGATTGGGTGTGATGCATTCACTAAAGATACACCATCACCACCTGCATAAGCACCACCAGTGAACGAACGATTCAAGATGTTCGCGCAAAGTGTTTCTTTGGTTTCAATCAGAGATTGAGCCAAGTGCTTAGCGTAGGTTTGACCGATAGAGATATGGTCACCGTCTTCTACCAAGACTTTGGTCAGAGCAAATGCTAAACCATAGACTTTATACACATATCGTGCGTTGAAGAGTACGCCACCAGCTTGGTATGTCACTGGCATGCCATCTGGCAATTCAGGAGCAGCACCAAAGCCGTATAACACTGGCTCTTCATGGTAGTTACGTGGAATACCTTTACGCTCAGTAAAGACTTGCTTCCATTCGTCTGCGCGCTGATCGTAGATACCGTCGAACTCTTCGTTCAGGATCGGCTCAACGATTGAGCGGAAGTCGGTGGAACGCATTGGAACTGCGCACATGATGAGACCTGTTTTGACCATAAAGTCAAACAGGGAATCACTAATGCTTTGACCAACACGATAAAGGGTACTCTTGATGAAGCCGCTAACCTTCGATAAAGCGGTATTTAATAATTTAATCATGATCCGCTCTCCTTAAAATGCGACTCTATCGGCTGTGAACTGATGCTCAGAAATCTCAGCTTGAACAACTACAAAGTTATCACCAAAAGCATTATCTGCATAAGGTGTAAGACCAATAATACGTAATTGGGCTGAACCAGAAGTTGTAATCGTTGCAGTATCTAACATCATGTTACTTAAACCAGTAACAGTTGAACCAGTACCTGCTGCTGTAGTGTCAGCTTGGTTACCAATGTTGGTTAAAGCAACAGTTGCATTTGTTTGGATTTGATAAACAATTTGTGGATCAGAGGTTGCATAAGCAACTATATCTGTACCAAGAGTGCTTGCAATCCATTTGTTGGATACACGACGACGACCGTCAGAGTCGGTGAACTCTACGCCTTGAAACGTGCCAATGAAAGCTTCGCCAGCAGCAGCAGCTTGTAGTGCGCCGTTAGTACCGATCTTAACGGGTTGGTTTTGTAAAAGAGTAGCAGCATAGTTATCCACAAGCGTAAATGCTTGAGGACGAACGCTACCACTAGTGTGGTAAATTGGCTGTAAGCCAAAAGGTGCGCTAGTAGAAGACATAATAATTCCTATAAAAATATGTCAGTTCAAACCCTCGCACCCTGCTTGGTTAATCAGTAAAGACAGGGCGCTCAGGAACTTTACGCAAATCTGCCATACCATCACCCTCAATTACTTTTCCACCTGACCGTTCGATTTGATCTCTCATCCCTTCGGTCATAGCAACCAACTTCTCATCCTCGCGCAGTGGCGCGTCAAAGTGAGCTTCTTGCATATACGCTTCATAAAGGCGCATAGGCAGTTTTAAAGCCACCATTTCATTCACTCCAATGAACCCTGCATATTCGCCCGTCTTCACGGTCACATATTCATAGCCCGGAATATCTTCAGGCTTAATAGGTTCATATCCAAGTCTTAAACGAGAATTAATGGAGTCTCGTGGATTTGCTGTTGTTGCCCAAAATGTATGGTAATTCGGTATCTTTGGTAAGTCAGGTAATGCGCTTTGCAAAAATTGCATACGAAACATTTCGACTCTTTCCTCATCCGACAACTCGCGGTTCTCAGTGGTTTCACGATTCTGCGAAGCCCGTGATTCACGCGCAGGGTCTGCAATGCGTTTCAGTCTTTGGTCACTCATAGTTCTCACTCCTTATCAGCGAGTTGATTTATTTTCACGATCCCACTTCGCGTATTGCTTGAGGTATGGGGCCATTGCTGCCTTGTCACCATACACACCAAGCTGCTTTAAAGCATCTACACGTTCTGGGCTTAAATATACTTCATTTCTACCTGTGGAAGAAACATACTCACGACCTGAACCAATCGGAGGGCCACCTCTTCCACGTTTAGTTAACTGCTCGGCGCGTTTATCCAACTCACGCCAATATTCTAGGCTTTCTGGATTATATCCCTCATTTATCAAACCTTTGTCAATTTCTAACATTTTTTTTGATTTTTCATCACCACCATTGGGATCAAACCAATCATTGCTTTCTGCCCAATCCTTGGCAAGCTTCATTGAAATTGGCTCAGCCTGTGGTTGGCGCTGCTGCTGTTGGGCTGGTTGTTGAGCGCGAGCTTTATAACTCTGTAATTGTTTTACAGATTGAATCGCCTCATCACGGATACGGATAGCCTGAGCTACATCCTCTCCATTGCCAGCATTGACAGCCTGACTGATGATGTACTCAGCAGCCTTAACTTCTTCAGCAGCCTCTTGTATTCTTTGCTCTAGAGCAACAAACTTCTGTGTCGCAGTATTATGCTCAAGATTACGCATGCGGCGCTCTTGCTCAGAAACGATCTGACGCAGGTAGTTTAGCTCCTGCTTATCCCGCTCCATAGCAGCCTTACGGCGTTGCGCGCGTTCTGCCTTCTCTTCTCTACGACGGATACGGATTTGCTCTCGATCCTCATTGTCGTCACTTAAACGGGCATCCTCACCGTCATCCTCATCATTAGCATGAGCTTCACTGCGCTCATCCTCGTCTACAACAGCAACATATTCTGTAACCTGCTGCTTATCATCATCACCATCATCTTCTGACAGTGTGTCATCCACTCTGGTATTCATATCGACTCCTTTCAGCCGTTAGATAAATGCTCGCATCTTTGTTGGGTCGCCTGTTACACGACCTAAGATGTTTAAATCATCAAACATAACGAATTCAATCTCTTCGTCATCAATTTTTACTGTCCATCTGTCGCCACCGTACTTTGGAGTGCGCACAAACTCACCTACATCACACCAAGAACCTTCAGGCCACATCTCCATAGTGTTTCTATTGCGATATGCAAGCGATCCAACCGCAACAACACGAGCTACTTGGGTGTTACTAGCCTCAGTCTTACGTGCCTCTTCAGGAATATACAGACCGCTCTTGGTTTTGGACTTTGCTCTACGAATTTGAACTATAACTCGTGATCCAAATGGGATAATTCCACAGTCTACTTGCGGGAAAGCGTCTTCAATTGACTCAAATCCCATTTCTAATGGTGTTTCTAGTAGCATTCGCGTCTCCGATTGCTGGTTAATTAAAGGTTATTGTCTTTTTCATCCTGCTCAGACAACAGTTTTTCTATTTCCTGTAATGCTCGGTCTAAGCCAGCGTAGTAACCGACCCTCTGACCATACGAAAATTCGATGTTTTTACCCTCGGATGGAGGATATGCCACCGCATTTACTGCTGCTTCTTGCTGCGCTTGCTTGATTTTACCAATGATTTGGCTAATCACATGCCGCCCTTTGGTGTTTTAGCTTCAAAGGATTTCATCTTAGTCAAATTCTTTGCGTTGCCGCTAGGAATTGGAGCTTTTGGTGCTGGGTCTTTACCACTGCCAACCATTGACGTTGGATATACCTTACCCATCGCCATTTGTTTGTGTAACTTAATCGCTTCCATGTCATTCTCCTATGGATTGGGGTTTATGCCTGTGCCTGTTGACACAGCAATCTTTTCACCAGACGCAACTTCTAGCGCAGCCAGTTGCTTAGCTGTGTCATTGTCGTCCATGTTCATTTTCATACGAGCTGCAATCTCAATCTGCTTGCGTTGGTCTTCACGATCCTGCTTGAGAGTCTCAATCTGTAAGCGCATTTGCTCAAGTTGCTGATCAAGAGCAAGTTTAGCCTGATCAGCTTGCATCTTAACTTGCTCTGACTGTGCATCCGATTGCATCTTAGTCTGATCCATTTGAGCCTTGGCTTGATCTGCTGCTTGCTTGCGCTGCAAATCAGCCTTAGCCATCTCAACCCGTGGGTCTTGAGGCTGTGGCTGCAATGATTGTAAGAATTTAATTGTCTCTTCCATGATCTGAGGAATTTGTTGCAGAGTTTCATTGGTTTCAACAACAACAGACTGGCTTGCTGCTGCCAACATCTTGTCAAACTCTTTCTTTTCTTCTGTATTCATATTTTTTTGTAGCTCAGCTATATTAGAGCCAGCAGCCTCTGATGCCACATCAATAGTGTGATTAACATAGAATAGAACCATGTGTTCACGTATATGCTCAAGCAAGATAGGCAAAGCTTTAGGCCCTGACACACGGTTTGCAGCTAACACTGGTGACTTCATAAAGTCTAAGTGAACCTGCAAGTGAGCAAGATGATCCTGATCTGGGAATGCAGCAATTGGTCTTGCCATTGTTGCTGCTAGATTCTCACTTACAGCATTCATCTCCTGAACTTCAGGCTTAGGCAATAACAGAGAGTCACCATCAGGAACTTTGAGCTGCTTGAGGAACATCTCCTCTACCTTGCGAACATCATAGATCATTGGCATTGCTTGGGCGCGCTGCATTACTGCCTGTACCTGAGCAAAGCGTTGTGTCTCAGAATAGATGTTAGGATCGCTGACAGGGATTACATCAATCGGGCCTTCAAAGTCTTTGCGATAAGCAAGCAACTCGCCCGTCTCATCATAGATTTCTTGCTCATCCATGTAATACTTGTTGATGCGGTACAGCAGCTCAAGCAGCCTACCCATCGCATCATGGACACGAGCATGGATTGAGCTGAACACGACCATGCCCTGCTCCATACGAGCGAGGGTAGTTCCTACTGGTGTGTTGTTGTTTGTGTCAGACAGCTCTTCAAATGTAGTACGAACAACGCCCTTGGCTGCATCAACTAAGAAGCCAAGCAAGCTAAATAGCACAGGGCTTGGAGCATTGAATGGCAGTGGCATCATGACCTTGCGGATATCATCCTGACCAAACGAGCCTTCAATCTCTTTGATTTCAGTTGGATCAACTCGATCAGTCTGACCACCCGCACCACCCTTGAGCTTGATAAGTCCGGGGAAGTTGTTGATGTGAGCAGAGTCAAGCAGAGAGCGCAAAGCACCAGTAGCACCTGCACTCAAGCCACCGATCATATGGGTCAGACCGATTGGGTATGCACCACGCCATGGCAGGAATGGGAACTCAATAATCCAATGCAGTTCCATTTGTAGCTCATCATCCTCTTCCCAGTTACGGTAAATGGACAGGACTCGCTGTGTGGTTTTGTCAATGGTAATGATGTAAGGAGCTGGCTCATCACCTTCAACATCATACTGAACGTAGATTTCAAAGATGGTGCGCAGACCATCAGCATTGTAACCATCAGCCGAGCGACCTTCAATCTTGTCATTGGCTCGCTCTGAAGCTGAGGTCTCTGGTGTAATAGGTGAAGCAATTATATCTACATCTCGGTACATGCCTGAGCTTACACGGCGGTTGTACTCTAAGCTTGTGATGTACTGAACATGAGTCTTGCGCTCAGCTTGGTAGAAGTTGGTTGCCGCATATGGCAGATACACATCATCTACACTCACGAACATTGGGTTAGGGCGCTTGGTGCGCTTATTCCAAGTAACCTTGATGTATTGAACGCCACCGAGTGGCATCTGGGTTGACATCTGCTCTAGCTCTGCTCGGAAGTCAGGCATCTGGCGTGTCATCTGCCAGTTTAAGAATCTTGTAATGCGCTGTGCTTTCTCATACTTCGGCTTGGTCATCTTGCCATAAATCTTTTCTTTGGCAGGGCCTGTCGGTGGGAATATCTCCTTCATCACACGGCTTGAGAAGTCTACGCATGCCTCAGTCAGCATTGGGTGGACAACCTTTGATGCGCCTTGGAATCCAGCACCTCCGGGGGCATCATCACCAAGACCAGTGCGGCGGATACCTTCCTCATACTGCTTGTCTCGCTTCTCACGAGCTTGCTTGTCTTTCTCAACTAGCTCAGCCAATGCAGAGCCAATGATGGACAGCTCACCCTCAGACATGTCTTCAGCTAGGTTGGCATAGAACTCAGAGTCACCAAGCAATGGACGATCATCAATCTTGACAATAGCTCCACCATCCTCAGTCTCTTTGATATCGTCGTCTTCCTCAACCTCGAATATCTCACCTGTAGGATCAGAGTCCTTCTTGTCCTGTTCGTATTCTTCGTCTTCTGGTGTCATTGAATTTTGCATAGTCTTAAATCGCATAAGGATTAATTCGTTCGACTACTGGCTTTGGTAACCGCTCAGCAATCGGTATTGTAACTGATAACATTTGCTTGTCACTTAAAAAACGCACAGCTTGGGTTGCTGAATCCATCAAGTCATCATGCTTAATAGACTTCTCACCTGTGAAACTGCAAAGCTGCGAGACCAATGGCTCTGCCCATGTCTTGAAGTTCTTGGGGCGCTTCTCCGACTCAACCATCCAAACATGACCATGGAAAAAGATGTGCGAGACTGAATGCAGCCTTGCCAACTTGTCAGCCCGTCCGGGGTTGTATGGGTATGCCATGATACCTTCTCTTGATAGCATTTGGCGCAAACTTATGCCTGATCCCTTATCCTCAATTAGCAGAACGTCAATTGCTTTGCCCACAAGGTAGGAAGTTTTCGGGCCAACCAATGGCTTGATCATTGGCTTCATGTCGCCATCGCCATACTGGACTTTCATCTCCTGCTTCACACGAGTGATCAGATCAGGCAAGCCTAAGTGTTCTTCCCAACAGTCAAGCAGCATCATGCATGCTTTCTTCTCGTGGCGGAACACACCCCATACCGAGCATGCAGTTGGGTCAGCCTCACCCTTCTTGTCAACCGAGGCTTCAGTAAATGCAGTGTCTAGGCTCATGACAATGAACTCAAAGCTTGGCAGTGGCTTGTCGTGAGGCCATACCTTGATCCAACTGCGCTTGATGATGCCATCCTCTTCAGGGTCAATCACCTCAGCGTAAATCTCCTGCCGACCTAGCTTAGTCCCCTCATATTGCAACACCTGCTTCTTGAACTCAGGTGCTAGGTTCTCAATGTTGTCATAAGTAGAAGCGCGCGTCAGGATCACATCCTTATTCTCACGCTTAATGAGTTGCCTGATCAGGTCTTTAGGTTTGGGTGTGGTGGATGCTATCAGCCTGATGCGCTTGCCTAGTCGCATGCCAAACATCGACATGTCCCAAGCTTCTTGCATATAGTCCCATGCTGCCAACTCATCCATCCAACCCCCATGGAACTGTGGGCCACGAAATCGCTCTGGCTCTGAAGCAGGGATGCCCTTGATCAGGCTGCCATTGGTCAGGTATATCTCATGCGGCTGTGTCTTGTATTCTTTGATGAGCTGATGAGGTATCACGGACAGCAAGCCTGAGTCACCCTCAAAGCATGTAGCTCTCACATCACTCGATGTCGGGGCTGCAACTAACCATCTAGTCTTTGGTTCTGTCCATGCCCACCAACCTATCTGCTCGGCTGCTGTGCGAGTCTTACCTGCACCACGACCAGCTAGTATCAGCCAGATTGTCCACCAGTCCCCGCTTGGGACTATCTGATGTTGGAATGCTGTGCTGAGCCATTTGAGCCGCCAAGCATATGCAACCTGCTCATTGGCTGGAAGTGAGCTGAAGCGCTTCTGTACTTCAGGATCACGCAATAGCTCTGCTACATCACTCATTCTTTATGCCAAGGTGAGTTAGTGATGCATCTTAGCTTTGCTGGAGATACGGGTAATTCGGTGGTCATAGCCAACTGAGTCGTCCCCATCTTGGTTATCGAAAACCCAGTGGGTTTCAATTGGGATGCGTATTGCTTTGCTAGGCGCAGCTTCAGTGTCTCCACAAGCAAGGTATTGGCTATCTCGCCATACTCGCCTATTAGGGAGTTGTAACAATGCATCAACAGCTCTTCGTCTGTCATCATTTGCTTTCTCCTTTACGCTTGAGGTCTTCAAACTTACTAGCCAAGTCCTGAAAGAAGCTAGTATCAACAACCAACGGGTTGTCAGCATCACCAGATAAGATTTGCCTGTCACCATACTTCTTTGGATTCCATTTAGCTAATAATTTTAATCGAGTTTCAATCTGTAGCTTGCGGTGACCAAGCATGTCTTTGCGTGTAATGGTCAAGCCATTTGAGCTGCTAGTCTCTTCCTCACCAATCAGCGGAGTGTCAGCTATGTTGAGCAGGTCTTCAGCAATTGCGTCATAACCCACGTCTCGCGCATGCGCGATGGCTGCGGAAAGTCCGACACCCTCAGCACCCAAAGCATCATCCTTATACATCCAGTCATACACAGTGCGCCAAGCTGGCATACCTTCTGATCTGCATATCTGACGTAGTGGCTCACCATCAGAGAGTCGCTCACATATCTCTTGAGCTATCTCTTTGGTATAGGTAGAGATGTTGCCCATCTTTTTTGGCTGCTTCTTTTGCGCTGTAGCAATAGTTTTACTTGACTCAGACATCATTCAGTCTCCGTGTCACTAAGATGTCGATAGTGTAACAGATTCCTTTTTGGGTTTCTTCTGATTTTTTTCATGCCAAACCCTTGCCTCTTTGGTAAGTACATGGTTATACAAATCAGTTAGCTCAGCAATTGCATCTTGTAATACATCAGCACGAACTATCCATTCTGATGTTTCAAATTCTTGACTAAATGTAATTTTGGTAACATCTGAGTTACCATTCCAACTTATTGTGCATACTCTCATTTTAAGCTCGGCTCTCAATGTAACTATTCATGATCCCATTCGTAAGAGCTGGAAGTTGTGGTTGCTTTAGCTCTTTTTCGGTAGGGGCTATTGTTTTTATCCATTCATGGTTCTTAATGACAATCTTCTTGACTGCATGGGTCTTGCCATCAAAGACAATCTTAAAGTCAGCATTTTCAGCTTCAAATACTTTGTAAATGTGAGTGTTTGCATTTACATAATAGTATTCAACCTTATCTTCTTCTTCCTTTGGTTTGATACGGTACTCAAGGTTGTCAGTCCACTTTGGTACATCTACATCTTTCCAATCTGGAGCTGTTTCATATTTGACTTGTATGATTGCGCCATCAGCCCAAGCTTTGATTAGTTCTGCATGTTTCTTCATTTCTGCCTCGCTTCCATCATTGCGTCTGCTATTACGTAGCAGTCCCTTGCGCTTTTTAATATTTCATCTGCTGCTCTTGTCCAACGTACTTCAGGCATAGCTTTAGCTGCAAAGTAATCACGTAAATCCATACCATGATTTTCTTCAGGCAAAGCTGCATTTTTTATTGGAAATGCTTTCATTTTCCACACACCCTTTTCTTTGCTGCTGTTAAATTAGACTCAAACCACCACTGTACACACATGTCATCTACCTGCTTGGTTGTAAGTGAGTTTGCCCCTGCTACATAGCCACGTTTATACTCTTCTTTCATGGCATCCTTTACACCTGATACAACACCTATGATTATCAAACAGACACCTAAAATAATGTAGAACTTCATACACTTCTCTCATGAATGTCATAGAACCAATCATCCCCTGCTGACCACTTACGAGTGCCATCAACTGTGTAAAAGTTTAGTGCTGCTTGAAAGTCAGGAAACTTAACCTCAGCAGGTATCAGGCTCTGGTCGTACCACAGGCAACGATTGTTTGGCTGGGCGGCAAACTGACCATTCTTTAGCCGTATAAAGTTAAAGCTCTTATGCTCTTCAGCTTGCTCAGTAAAGCCTGTATCAACTTCCATGCCATCAGCACAAAAATCTACTGTGAACATATAGTTGCCAAAATGCCACTCTTTGTCTTTACCCAAGAACTTCACACCTAAGTTACGTAGCCCAATCTTTTCACATACGGTAAACCGATAACCCATGCAGTCCCATAGTTGTAATGTATCAATAGGTAAATTTCCATAGTCTTCCTTCCAAACGTAAGCGTGAATTGGCAATTTGTCGTACAGCGCACCATAGTTTGGTAGCAGCGACTCAATGCGAAATACCTGACCGCGCAATGCTTTGATACTGACCCAGATTGCAGGTTCTAACTCGCCATGACCTTTAGTGTGGTTGTACAAGAACTCTCTACGTACAAAACATTTAATCGGCGGTAGTGATGCAATTATGTAGCTCAACTATTCTTCTCCTTTACCATCTCGACTCACCATGAGTCTCTGGTGTCGGCAATGGCTTCTTTTCCATCGGCTGCACCACAATGTACCAACCTTTTTGCAGGAACTTTTCTGCTGAGAACTTGTCATCAAACTTGCGGATCAGCAAGTCGTCTTCATCATATACCCAGAATCGCATCATAGAATTAACTCCGTCAAAGATTTCTCTTCACCAAGCTCACCGATAACAAATGTGTTAAACGATATGCTTACCCTCTCATCAGCATTGATCACATTCTCAACCATATGAGTCAGGGTTGATGGGAAAAGGACAATGTTGTTTGTAGCCACAGGCAACCACCAACTTTTAGAGTTCCAGACATTCCAGTCTTTAGTAGTTATGTCTAGCATTGGCTCATTGTCATTGTAGAAATAAATCCTATCAATCTCTGGTACTGCATTTACATACAGCACTCCAGACACAATGCTGTTTGGGTGTTTGTGTTTGTGGTGGAACTGACCAGTCTTGCTGTAGTTAGCCCATGATTGGGTAACATACAGCCTGACATTTCTTTCAGGTGCGAATACTCTTTTAAAGTAATCATTGACAGCTTTATCTATAAAGTCTGAGACTCGCTTGAGTTCTTTTGATTTGAATATGTAACTGTTTTCAGAAGTTTCATTGCCTACATTTGGGCGGCGCTTCAAGTCATTGATGAATTGAATTTCCTTTTTTGTGAAGGGCTTATTTAAATCTAAGCGCCCAACTGCTGTAGGAAACAGGTTTTCAAAGTTCAAAGCAATCTCCGAATAGTTTGCTGTATGTAATGTGTCAGGCTCGATTTAGTCTTCAACTAAGGCAAATAGGAAAGCCAGAAAACTATTTGCGTCAACATCCTCGAATGCTGGCTTAACACCCAACACGGCTGAGGACTGTGCGCTCCATCAAGTAGTCTCAACGGCAATCCTCATGCGTCTTGGGCTAAAAGGCTGAGAGCTAGGGAAAGGAGTCCCATCGCTTTTGCTATGCCGTAAACAAATACAACATCCTAACTCTCAGGCTGTTAACCTCTCTTGCCAAGCAACCAAGCAATGATTGCTCCTAATGCCCCAAACAATGCAGCACTTTCTGAGATGTCACTTTCCATAATAAATTATAACCCTATATTAAAATTCAATGTAAATATTTTTAATGATGCGGGGTCAACCCAACTTTGAAAAAGCCACCCCGCTGCCAGTGTTATTTTCCACCGAAGTGGGGAAGGAATTAGCCACCTCTGGCTGGGCTTAATTGGTGGGGTACTGACTACACTAAACACCAAGACTAGGAGTCCCGCTGGAAACGGCTTAGTGAAGCTTTCCCCCATTGATCAGCTAGGCAAAATGATTTGTTGTGGTGGCACTTCAATTGCTGACTGCTCTTCAGGCTCACCATGAGTACCAACAGATGCGCGCATAGCAATAACCATGCGTTTTATCTTGCTATACTTTGCTTCATATAGCCCCTCTGTTTGATCCATCTCTTCCATAAACTCTTCAAGAGTTTTTAGGACAACATCACATCCATCATTGAATGCATCAAAAGGGTTTGAATAAGAAATTTCTTTTTTGTCTGACATAATTACTCCAAGGCTTCTGCTGGTTCACCCAGCATTCGTTTGATTGTAAAAAGGGTTTTGTGTTCTGGATATTTAGCTCTCCAGAGTCTTGCATACCAACCTATATATTCATTGCTGATTTTAAATTCTTCACCAGTAGTTTCTAAATACACTTCCCACCGAATGCGATTGATGATCAACCAATGACTAATCTTTTTGTGACCTTTGCGCACAACCTCAAGAGAGAATCTCTCAAAGTATTCCCAGACCTTTGGGTTGGCTTTGTGCCATTCCCAAAAGTCTTTCTTGCGCTCAAGATATGATTGAGCTGCTCTCATTATGAAACATCAAAATACTTAGAAGAAATTACATCACCTTTCTGCGTAACTTCTTGAAGCATTATGCCATCCATATTCATACATTCATCAGCTTCTTTTTCCAATTTTTTAACGCATTCTTCAGCGTCACGAAGATTGTCAAAAGAACCTTCAAGGTATGGATACTCTGTGAGTTGAACAACAACACGAAATTTTGTTTTGCCAGCTACGATCATTTTATAACCCCCCCTATTAACGTGAAGTTACTTTGACTGCGAAGACTGCGGTAGCTTTGGTGTAAGCAGCCAACTGTTCTTCAGTGATACCCAAATCTTTTGCCAATGCTTTCCAATCTACTGAGCTGCGGTTTGATTCAACTACAGTTGCTTTGAATACAGCACCTTCAAATACATTTGAGCCATTAGGTGCAGTAGCAGCATCCTTCATTGCATCTTTGATTGAATCAGCCTGTTTAGTCAGGTCTGCAATCTGAGCCAATAACATGCCGAGTGTATCTACGCTGTTTGTGTTTAAATCGTTTTTCATTTTTCTTTCTCCTATTCACTATCCTGCTTGTTGCAGTAATTTAATTCTAAGTTAAAATATTGGGGGCTGTCAACCCCCTGTTTTATTAATAAGCAGCAGACCCATAAACTGGCTCAACTTCAAACCAATATAACCAATCAATACCTTTACCTGATGCAAATGCAGCATTAACTTTATTAGCTAAACGCCCTGCTTTTGCTTCTGCATCTTTGCGTAAATCAGGAAAATAAACATTATCGTCTTCTTGGCTGTACTCAGGATTTGTGCCATTAAAATTACACTCATGACGAAAACGATTACCGTCTGTATTTTCAATCACAACATAAAATGTTTCAGCAATAAATGGCTGACCATCACAAGTTATACCTGCTTGATATAAATCAGATACTGCGTAAGCTTTGTAAGTTTGTTTTTTCATTTCATTCCCCTATTCACTGTCCGATCAATTTGACCGTAGAGAAATTATAACCTGAAGTTAAATTTTAAAACAAGCGTTTTTTAAATTTTTTTTTAAAATAAATTAAAAATAAAAAAGCTAGTACATACCTAAGTACATACTAGCTTTTAAAGTTAACACAATTACAATTACACTGATTCGTCGTACTCAAGCCAGTCATCAGCATCTTCATCGAAGTAGTAATAAACTTCAGTCTCTTCGTCATACCACCAAGCTACGCCATCAGTATCATACTCAATGCCGTCTTCGTCTTCATCAACCTCTACTTCGTCATCTAAGTCAATAACTTCTATATTTAGCAACTCAAATAGCTCAGACAACTCACCAGTAATAGAAAATCGTATTTCCATAATAATCTCCATAGTCAAATTAGCAACCCCGCATTGGTTGCAGAACTATCCTACCAAACGATTATTACAAATCAAAAATAGGTCACATGCGCTCTATAGACTCATAAACCTGTATCTTTTTGCGCAGTTTTTCTATCTCTGCATCACGTTCATTTAGCTTTTTTTGTAGGCTTTCACTTAACTCATATGCACAGGTCACATTGTTGACTCGGCTCATATGGTCTTCAAACATCATCTTATAGAGACGCTCTGAAGAAGCAATTTGCTTTAATATAAAATCATTCATAAATCACCCCACTTTAAAAACTTCACCTCTGAAAAAAACAAGCCCCTTATCTTCATCAATAACTTCAGCTAGTTCTGGGGGCATCAACTTACCATCATGGAACGTCATTACTGCAAAACCTGAACGCCAGTTGCGAGCTGCATCTTCTAGATAACTGAAGCCATCCCCATAGACAGGGGCAAGTGTCCCTGTGTCAGTCCCATACCGTGCGCCTCGGTAATCCGAGAAGGGAGTCACCTTGAGACTGTGAAGATGCCCAGTCGTAACGGAAGTCCCCGCCTTCAAAACATTGTTATATACGGCGTGAATTCCATTGTGCCATCTATGCTTAATCATTGTATGGTCATTGACCATAATGCTTGTTTGAAACTTCCAACGAGGGAAATAGTCTTTAAGGTTGAAACCCTCTAGCCCTTTGAATCCATCGCCTACTTGTGTTGCCAATTTGGCATTAAAACGGAGGTCGTGATTTCCCCATGCCCACATCAGCTTAGCATTACCAGCAACTTCTTCAATCTCATTGACACGCTCTTGGCATGCTTCTAGTTCTTGTTTAACTGATGGCAGTGCTTGCCAGTCTGATGCAGGGAATCTACTGATAGAAGCCCCATCAAACACATCCCCATTGAGGCACACGATTTTTGGGGATAATTTTTTTATGAGCATAACAAAAGCTTTATGCGCTGTTGATATGACTCCGGGCCAATAGTGACAATCTGATGCCACCATAATCACACCATTTTTAATTTTTACATTTGTCCTTACGCCATTGTCAGGGTAAGTTACTTGAAAGTCTGGGCTTTTAGGGCTAACACCTGCAAGCACTATCCCATGTTTTTTTTCTATTGCTCTACGTTTGAGATGAACGCTTCTTACATTTAATCCAGATGTGTCAGCAATCTCTTGCGCACTACCAAATTTTGACCATAGCTCCATGAACTCATTATCACTAATTTTGTAGGGCATTTTTACCTCAGAGGTAGAAAAATTATTGATAAGCTATCATACAATTATTGCAATTGTGTTAAATCGAATAATTAAAAAATAATATTTTCATCCTCTAGCTGTAAACCATTAGTTGACAATCGCTCAATGGTTACATTCAAAGCATCCAATTCATCCATCTTACGGATAGCCCATGCTCTACGTTGCCCATGCCAGCCCATTAGAGACCCTTGGTGGCAGTCATAACATAAAGCCACTGCTGTGTATTGCTGATGCTGTTTAACATGGTGTGCGCTGCTTGGTGGGGGCGAATCGCATACCGAGCAGGGTAAGGACTTTACCCTTGCCAAATGTTTACGATGAGCTGCTGTTAATTTGTTGTTCATATTGATTAATTCGTTTGCCAATCCATGCCATCACAGGCACAGCCATAGAGTTGCCCAATGCTTTGTATCTTGGGCCGTCAGGTGACTCAGGCTTCTTATTCCATGGGATGTTTGTGTAGCCATCAGGAAAGCCTTGCAGCCTTTCACATTCAATTGGCGTGAGTCTACGGACAGCCATAGATTGAATTAAGACATTCTCCCCACCATTATTTGTGCCTTGAGCAAATGCAATATCTGAAACGCATGGGTCTTGAGTGCCATGAACTATAGTTGGTGGAGAAAGAGCTACAAAAGTTTGTGCATGATGGGACTGCACACTAGGCTGCAACGCTTTCAATGCAGTTGCTACTTCTAACTCTGTTGCACTGAATGTGTTGGCTTGAGCATCCTCACGAATAGAGTATGCAGAGGTCATTCCTCCTTGATCTCCTGATCCAACTCGTTGAGCAAGAAAAGTTTCGCTTCCTCCTCCGAGAACTCCTCCGCTTGCTTTGAGAGTTCCTCCGACGTCTGCTGCGCGGTATTGAGCAAGGCTGCTTTCAAAGAAGGCGGAAGTTCTTTCTCTCTTTTTTCTGCTCGGCGGAGGATTCCTCTGCAAGCTGTCGCGCTCAAAAAGTACCGCCGCGGCAGGTCTCCAGTCTCCAAGGTATCCAACAACGAACACGCGACGCCGTCTTTGGGCCACTCCGAAGTATTGAGCGTCAAGAACTCTGTATGCGAACCCATACCCGAGTTCCCCCAACCCTCCGAGGAAGGTTGCAAAATCTTTTCCGTTGTCAGACGACAGGACTCCGGGGACGTTTTCCCAAACCAACCACTTGGGGCGAAATTTGTCAGCAATGGCAAGATAGGTAAGCATGAGGTTGCCACGTGGGTCATCCAATCCTTTTCTGAGACCTGCGACTGAGAAAGACTGGCATGGTGTTCCTCCGACGAAAACATCGATATTTGTTCCAAAGTTCCACTCCTTGAATTTAGTCATGTCCCCTAAGTTGGGTACATTTGGATAATGATGTGCAAGTACAGCCGATGGGAAAGATTCAATTTCAGAGAATGCAGCAGCCTCCCAACCGAGCGGATGCCATGCAACAGTTGCAGCCTCAATCCCACTACAAACAGATAAATATTTCACAGGGTCATTTTCCCTTCAACTCTATTAGTTGCTTCTTGTGAACGCCAAACTTCTATCCGTGCTTGAGCTGCAATCATTTGCCAACGCAACTCTTCTTCAAGTTCAATTGCTTCTTCAACAGCTTTGAGGTGTGCAATAAATTCTGGATGACTATATGCTTCTCTCTCTTGCGCATTCACTGAGTTTTCATGTGAGCGTTTCATTAGAATAGCTTTAAGTGATTTGCGATACTCTTCCATGTACCATCTATTTGCTTTTGCTTGACCTGCTTTCTTTCCATTAACGACAAGAAAGTCAACAGCTTTATGAGGATCAATCTCTCTCTCTTCCATGATCAACCCCAAAAGAAAGACAGCAATGCAGCAATACCAATAGCAGCAAATATCCAAGTAATAAATAAAAATGTAGCTATAACTTTTACCATTAAATCTAATTCATTATCTTCGTTCATTTTTTTCTTTTCTCCTTTTTGTACATGATTCACATAACCAACGCCTTCTTTTCCCATCTGCCAAAATTAAATACTCACCCTTCGCTATTGGTTTCGTCTGCTGGCAGTTGCTGCAATACCTCGGAACTGTTGAACTTTCTACTTTCGATTGCACGATTAATCATCCTCTTAACTTGCGACTTATCCAATTTAAAACGCTTAGCAATTGATCCAATAGAATCACCCTTCTGCCAAATTTCTAATAACTCATTGTCTAGGTTTTTCATCTGTAATCCCTAACATGACATCAGCATATTCATAAGCAGTAGCACATATAAAGTTTCTATGCTCTGGGTCTAGAAGTTCTTGCATTGTTGATTTTGCTATGAGCTGTGGTAACACAATCCCAGCAAAAAATTTTCTCATTTCATCATTCATCTTTCCTCCAAACTTTTATTTTTAACATCCCACCTTTATCTTTAGCCCAATAAATTCTTAGGTCTGTGATTTGCGAGTCATCTAAATAAACACCTGCATGCCCTAATGAATCAAGAGTTGCTTTTAATAAGTTATCTAAATCCCTTTTGCGGTTATCAGGTCTAAATGCTTCTATGCATATACCTAAAGATTCATCCCAATGTTTATTTGCTTTTTGTATCACTACTGCATCTTGCACTGCTTTTCTATAATCTCTACCTGCTTTACTAATGATCATTCTGTTTTGATACATGCGCCAATAAGTATTCACACTAGGTGGAAACGGCAACATAATGTCTATAACCATTTGTCCTTCTCTCCACGGTTACCTGCTTTCCATTGCAACTTAACATCACGTTCAAGTATGCTGGCTGGGTGGTTATCATTCCATTTGATAAGAAATGAATGCGCAGCATTTTTATCTTTGATTCGGAGTTGAATGACGTAACGAACCAAGCACCTGTGTCTGTGTTCATCATCTCCTTCACCCTCTTTAAAATGATCCCGTAACATCAAACTCCATCGGGATTGCTCCCTGCTTATCTAAAAATTGTTGGCTTGAAGTGTCGTACCAAAAAGCGTACCACTCCTCATGGTCGCCATTTCTTTGCTTCTCACATAAAAGCATAGCATCAGGTAATGTCATGTCTACATCTTTACCTGCTTGTATGTCATGCTCTTTGGTTTTGTTTCTATGTAGGATCAAGACATTGTCAACTTGATCCGTAATTGATGAAGAGCCTCGTAAATCAAACTTACTGGGACGACTATCAGCATTAGCAAGCTTACGAATATGGTGAACAAGATGAATGTGAATATCATTGTCCCTAGCGATTGCTGTAAGGGTATCGACAAATTGTTTCTGCGCATTGTAATCATCCTCTCCTGATACGCACTTCATTAAGCTATCAATAAAAATATGCTGTATGTTCATCTCGATAGCAGCATAACGGCATACAGCAGCCATTTGTTGAGCATTGACAGTTCCCTGTTGATCATAAAACCAAAGGTTGTCACCCGCAAATAATTTGAATCTCCCATAAGCAGCACGCTTCTGTTCTTCAGGAGTCTTACCATAATTCACAGTCTCCATTGCTGAGCCAGCAAATTGTCGAAGCATGCGTTTAACTGTAGTCTTTGGTTTCATCTCAAAGCTTGCAATCAATACGCGCTGATTTTGCTTTACCAAGCTCAGTGCAACCTGACCAGTCATCAATGACTTACCACCACCATTAGCCCCTGCCCAAACAGTAACCTCACCAGAACGAAATTGAAATGTGCCTTGTGTGGACAGCCATGGCATCTCAGCAAATTTCTCTATTGGTGGGTTAACTAAATCCTCTTCAAGCTGCTCAACCCATAAGCGCGCAGGTTTAATTTTTTGCTGATGATCTGTTTGCTCCATGTAAGCAGAAAAATCAATGTTCTCATCATTCAGGTACATAGCCACCCCACTCCCCTGTTACAGAATCTATTATTATTTCATCAACATTTGTAATTACCTGCTTGGCTTTTGCATTGACTAAAGCTTCATGCAGCTTGACCGATTTTTTGTAGTCATGACAACCAAACACATGAACAGTCATTCCGATGACGTAGCGCAGGTCTAACATCCTTGGGTCTTCATGCTGCTGTATCTCTACGTCAGGATAGTCCAAAGTCTGCATAGTCTTGTCCCAATGACTCCACTGCTTGCTTGGGTCTTTGCCATGATAAATCCACAAGGAACGAATCCTAGCCCCCTCAGTACGCATTCTGATCAGCTCTTGGTGACCTTTCATGGCTTAGCCTTAATCCAACCACCAGCACCAGTGTTTCCAACAACAATGCTATTAGGCTGATTCTTTTGGTTTCGCACCCAATTGCGCCATGTAGCATCCCAATCAAGCTTGACACCCTTTGCCCCTGCTTGGGCTATCCAATAGTCCCTAAAGCTATCAGCAACTTGATCAGGAAATAAATCAGCCCGATTCTTTCTACAGAAAGCAATTTGGTCTTCAGAAGGTCTCCAATCTGTTGGCAGTCGAGTTCCACGAGACTGTTTTGCCTCTACTATAGTTATTGGTTCTTGGTTCTTGGTTAGCTTTCCAGTGGTAACCGACTGGGTTTCTTTGGGTTTTGCTAAACCATTTTTCGGTCTACCACCCAAGCTACCATTGACTTTATTGCGATGCACCAAAGCATGGTATGAGGCTATTTGGTCGGCACAACGAGCATGAAAGTACCCCTCTTCTGTGCGCTCAAACATGTCATTAAGGACATCAATTACCACTTGCTCACTAACTCGGATACGTCTCGCAACCCAGTGGGTTTCCAGTGGGATAAGGGTCTCTGTATCGTAGTACATATCAATCAAGCGTCGATATGCCAAGTCTTCTTCATTACTTAGATGGGCGGTGGCGGCTCTGTAATCGCCAATATGAAACTGGTAGTAATGCATTACAACCTCACGTTATCGGTCTTCGTTACTTGAATAGGGTGGGACACAGCAGGGCGGTAACGAATCGCCTTTTCAAGAGCTACTCTAGCTAGTCCCATTGATCATATACCAAAAATATCTTGGCGCAAAACTTTGCGGCTAACCTTGCCTTTTGTGTATTTTTCAATATCTATAGACAAAGCAGGTGAAGGCAATCTACTGCCGTTAATAATCTGTGATAACCAAGTTCTTGAAATACCAAGAGCAGCAGCCATCTCAGATTTAGCACCATGTTCTTTCTTGGTAAAAAAATCCGTTAATGTCATGTTAACTCCAAAATGTAATGACCGATTAAATCATATGTGATTATTTTTTGCAAGCTATTGTAATTTTAAATTAAATCATGTACATTCTGTTTTGGAAAGGAGATTCCAATGGAAGAGAAAAAAGTAACTCCATATAGAACTAGCTCTGGGCTAGAGATTGGAAAATATTATGTTCCACCAGATAAGAGACAAGATCAAAATTTTGATACACAACTTTTACAACAAGCTTTGTTGGAAACAAAAAAAGAAATTAAATTCAATAGATCGCTTGGATACTATTTGGTATTTATGGCTGTTCTAATTGCAATTGAAATTTATTTTTTAATTATTAAATAGGGAAAAAATGGAAACTGTTCCGAATATATACAGACAAATAAATGATGGTGACTTTCATCAAGCTCAATTAGAGCGTCAAGAAAGATTAGAAGCTGCAATAAAACGCGCGCAAAATTTTACCGCTACGAATGATGATTGGGCAGTCATTCGTTTTGAATGCGGTCTATCAGCTCAGTAAATGGAAAAGGGAAATCAAAATGTCATTAATCGCAAAATCAAAAGCAAATGAAGGTGGAGAGTTTGTACAAGTACCAGTAGGTAACCATTTATCACGCTGCTATCGAATAGTCGATATGGGTACACAAAAGAAACTTGTGCAAGGTAATATCAAATTTCAACGCACAGTAATGCTCAGTTTTGAAGTGCATGGGGAAGACAACAAAGGTCAACCTATGCTTACAGAAAAAGGTGACCCATTATCTATATCACGCGATTACAACTTAACTTTAAATGAAGCTTCACACCTTGCTAAACACTTAGAAAGCTGGAGAGGCGCAAAGTTTAATGATGCTGAACGTGCAGGTGGTTTTGACATTAAGAAAATTCTTGGTGTGTGGGGAATGATCAATGTCACATCTAGCGTAAGCCAAAAGAATGGCAAGACCTATCACAACATCGACGGCATTATGCCTGTGCCTAAGATGGTGAAGGACTCTGGCTTGCCTGAACCGCATAATGAAATTCAATTCTTTGGAATGCAACATGATGAAGAAAATCCAGATATCAAACCTGACCTCAATGTTTTCAACAACCTTAGCCAATATTTTCAAAACAAGATCAAAGAAAGCCCAGAGTGGAGTTCTTGGTTTGGAGATAAGAAAACTACCAAATCACATCAAGATGACGAGTTCAATGACGACATCCCGTTCTAGACCGTATAAGCCACATGCTTTGTTTGATTATTTGATTCAAGCATGTGAACTTAAAAATGATGCAGAGCTTGCTCGTGCATTAGATGTATCCCAAGCAACTGTTAGCAGAATGCGGTCTGGTTTTTACCAAGTTACGGCGGATATTATTCTTACAATACACAAACAAACTGGTTTGAGTGTTGAAGAGATTGAATCTCTCATAAAGGAAAATCAATGATTAAATTTTTATCTAAAAGTATTTTTGTGGCTATGACAGGAATATTAATGCCTGTAGCTTTTGTTGTTGTTTGTTTTAATCTTGCCCATGTCGGAATTGTTGAGTGGGCTGATAAAATTTGGTTAAATGATTAAGGAGAAAAAAATGGCAGATGCAGAAATAATGGTTTCAGTAAAAGAGTTCATGGAAATTTTAAGCATGGAGTTGGAGTTGAAATTACCACAGCGCGATTATTTCAACATGAGTAGCAAAGATATTTATACGGCTGGTGCAAATGATAGCTCTGAGTATGTTCGCTTTATGGTTGCAATGGAAATCAAAAAGCGTTACCTGCCAGAGGAATATGAAGCAGATCAGAAAGCACTTGCTGAAGCAATAGCAGCTCAAAAAGCAAAAGAAGAAGAAGTTATTCTCCCAACTCCACCTGAAGGCTCTTTACAATGACCTTAATTGCCACTACACACTCATCAGAGTCAGGGCATTGGTATAGCAGAAGTGGTGAGCCAAGGTACACAATCGTCGGCAAGAATGGCAAAACCCGTAACACTACATTGCGGGATGCCAGAGAGCATGACCTTGTCCCCTCGGTTACCACCGTCTTGAATGTAGCTGCTAAGCCAGCATTGACAAACTGGTTACAAGAGCAGGTATTGCTTGCTGCTTTAACCTTGCCTAAGAACCAAGATGAGCTTGAGTCTGTTTATATTAAGCGCATCATGGAAGATTCAAAGACTCAGGGTCGTGATGCGGCTGATCTTGGTACAGACATCCATGCAGCCATCCAGAGCTTCTATGAGGGCAATAAAGAGTCTAGATACCCTAACCATGTAGATTCCTGCACAAAGGCTGTAGCATTCCATTTTGGTGACCAACAATGGATTTGTGAGCGGTCATTTGCGCATGAGATGGGGTTTGGCGGCAAGTGCGACATGCATGCGGTTGATGGTACTGGTGACGGCATTGTGATGGACATCAAGACAAAAGACTTTGATGACATCAGCAAGGTCAAGCCATATGATGAACACATGATGCAGCTTGCAGCCTATAGGGTTGGTTTAGGCTACCCTAAAGCCAAGTGTGCAAATGTGTTTGTGTCTCGCTCTAACCCAGAACTAGCAGTTGTACACGAATGGGCAGAAGACGATATTCGGCGTGGATGGTTAATGTTCTGCGCTCTTTTAAACTTTTGGCAACTAAAAAACAATCATGAATAAACAACTTGATCAACACCTAGAAGAAGCGAAGAAATTCGTTAATGAAGAAGACGCAAGAACTGCTTATCTGCGTTGCAGGGAGGATCGTGAAGAACCTCTGATTGCTGAGGAGGTACATCTTGGTGAGTTTGCGGAGAACCTGATTGCACTAGTAGGTGACCGTATTGCTAAAGCTGAGTATGAGGAATGCTTCAAAGTTGTAAATTCTCTCAACCCAGAGGTAGCTAAAAAGCTTGCTGCTGTTCGTGAACGACCATAAAAAAAGCCCCGCAGGGGAGCGGGGCATAAGGTAGAGAGACTAGTTAGTACGGTTTCCCGCCTCGAAATAGTACATCAATCTTGAGGCTGGGGATAGCGTAATTCGTCCATTTGGGCAAATGCGCTCTTCCCAGCTTTTTTACGCATGGCAGCATACTTTTTTGCTAACTGATATGTGCTATGACTTACCTTACCTCGATTGATTTCATCAAGGTTTTCATTTGGCTGGTTAGGTGTAACACTTGGGAAAGCACCCAAATCCATGTCATCCAAAGAATATTCCGTCACAACCCCCTCAGAGCCACGCATTTCACCCATATAGCCCTTACCCTTGGCTTGTGGCATTTCTCTTGCTGAGAGGGCATATCGCAAGCCATAGGGAGCAATTCCCATGCGATTTGGCTCATTAGCATCAAGGTCATACATTTTGCGCTCAACACGGCCTTTGGCAGTAGTTCTGCCACCCTTCTGGTAGTACCGCAGCTCCTTCTTGCGCTGAATATCATCCTCATTAGTCTCTGGCATATTGTTTTGTTTGTACTCGTCATCCTTGTACCTTTCGCCAAAAGGAGTCTTGATTGTGTTCCCCCTAAAGTCTCCGGGCATCGGTACAGTCATTTCATCAAAAGGCTTGCGACGAGAAACAACCTCATCATCCTTGCCAGAGTATTTTTCGCTCTTGTACCTTTTATGTTTGTCCAAGGTGTATGCATACTTGCCAAGCAATCTTTGTATGGCAGAATATTCTTGGCTTAATTCTTTGTCATCATCATCAACTAAGCCACCCTTGCGCTTGCCTGTGTATTTATTGATTAAGTAATTAAACTCTCCAATTTCATTTAAATACTGATCATCAACAATTTGATGAGGAGCTACTTTTTGCAAAGTGCCAGTTACATCACTTGGGCGCTTTCTAGCTGCTGTGTAGTCATATGCATCAGAGTAACTAAGTTTTACAGGTATTGGGTATTTTGATCTACCAAGAAACCTACCCTTGATGCCTGTGTCATATGTCCCATGATTGGCAGTGTCTTTTAATCCAGAGCCTCTATAAACCTCTCCAACTGAACGACCAGTTAGATTTTTTTCCATGTTGCGCAGAACTTCATCACTAATTGCATATTGAATGTCCAACCCATTTGGAAGACCAAACTTGTCTGTTACTGATGGTTTTTTCATGCGGTCGTTAAACCACTTTCTCGCCTCTGGGTCTTGTCTAAAATACTTATAAGCCTCATCAATGTTTTCGACTCCGGGGAAGTCAGGCCATGCAAAGTATTTCCGTTCTCCTGTTTTTTTGTCTGCTAATGAGTAGCCTTCACGAATTAATTTATTCATGCCCTCAATACCTTCTTCTGGCGCACCGAAAGTATTGATTGCTTTTAAATTGGCATCAGCAAAATGCATAGCAAAGTTATTAGCTCTTTGACCCATTGCCAAATGTTGAGCTGTTAACCTATCAACTCCAAAATAATTAGCTATCTCATCCACTCTTGCTTGAAAGTTTTTAGCCGCTTGATGTTCAGAAGCCCACCATAAATCCTCATCACCCATCTGGCGAAGCTTGCCCAAACCAAAGAACGGGCCACCCTGTTGGACTGACTCAATTGGGTAGCCATTCATATCAACTAATCGTTTGTCAGCAACAGTAATATCACCAACAGTGGCTATGTTAATGTCACCTAATTTAGGATCAATAATAATTGGCTCTGGTAGGTCTTTTATGTCCTCTAAGGTGTAATTAATTCCTTTTAATCTTTCAACCTCTGCCATTGATCTATCAGCAAGGTTTGCAGAATCATTTGGCTTTCTAGGATCACGAACATGCTCACCCATTATTTGACGGGAAACTCGTTCTGCTTCACTTTGAATTTCCTGTTTGCTACGACGCGCTCTAGGCAAATCTAAAGGCAAAAATTTATCATCAGGATTTGATTTAGCTTTAGCTTTTGGCTTTGCTTTTGCAGCAGTATGGGCATCAAGAAGTTTTTCAACAGAGTCATCTAATTGACTCTCTAAGCTCTTTGCAGCTTTGCCAGCTATTTTTTTAGCGATACCACCAATACCAAAAGCCATTGGCTGATTTAAAAAATGTTCGTCAACTAATGACATCAAGTTGTTATCATCCTCAACTAAGCCACCCTCTGCATAGCCATCACCTCCCATGCCGCCCTTGTCCCATACTTTTCTGTAATCATCTATGCTAGTAACGCCTTTAAATGCTTCTGGGTTGTACATTTCTTGGAACTTGACAGCCTCATCAAATCCCATAACTGGTGGAACATATTCACCACGTTTACGCAATTCATTAACCACACCTTCACCAAGAACGCTTCTTGCTGACCTTAGACCAGTGTTAGAAATGTCGCCAATAGCGCCCCATTTACCAGAACGAATAAAGTCCTGAATGAATGGCAAGTATTCATCTTTAGGTTTTGCATTAGCTTTACCTTTAATTTCTAAAATTTCTCTTGGTCTTGATTTCAACCATTCTTGATACTGTGGAGATTGAACAATTGCTCTGTTCCAATACACTTGCTCCATATCTGAAGAATTAGTAACTCTTGGTTTTGGAGGAACTTTTGCCATTTCTTCCATTGGCAAAGATAAATAAAAATCATCAGGAGTGTTACCCTTAACTCTTGGGTCTGGTTTTGCAGATACTTCAATAGTTACATGAGGCTCACCTTTCGCATCACGCAAGCTATAAATCTCAACCTCACCATCTAGCAATGGGTCACAATGACCAGCACCACCAACGCAATGGCGCATTATGTCGCCTTCATATTGAGTGGCTGCACGAACATATTTTTCTGCTTCTTCATCAGAATAACCTTCTGGTCGTTTGATCTGCTTCCAACTAACACCTTTAGGATTGTTTTCTGTGTACTCTTTGAATGTAAAAGTAGCTGGGTTATTAGCAATTTCTTTATTGGTTTTTACTTTTTGTATGTCACGCCATGCACTAATTTTTCCAGACAATGCAGATACATCATCCACAGTCATTTTTGCTAAATCTTTTTCACTTATTCTTAAATTCTGAGGCAACACAGAAGTAGGACTCATAGCCTCTTGAAGCTCATCAATCATGTGACTAAACTCAGCATCATGTCTAATCCAAGCATCATCCAGATTATATATTGGTGTGTTAGGGTCTTTTTCAGCAACTTTAGTTATCCATGGGTCTCTAATTAAAGAATAAGAGTTATCAGGAATTGAACCTGCTTTAACAGGAATAATTGAAGAATCACTAATATATTCCCATGTTTTAGATGCTTCATTTTTACCCATACCTTCTTCTGGATAACCTGCTGTATTCCTTTTGAAAGCAAGCTCATCAGAAACATAGTTATTACCAAAAGAAGGTTTCCAACCTTCTTCAGGCGCAGTCATATGAGAAATACTTCTATTTGCAAAAATATTTTCTTCATTAGCTTTTTCAACTGCCGCTTCATAATCTCTCTCAGATAAAGTTGTGTCTTTACCTTCAGCCTTGCGCTTATCTATTGCATCTCGCATTCTTGCGAGCTTTGCATCATTAGTGGCTTTTATTTTTTGAGCTTCTTCATATCTACGCTCTATACCTAAACGAACTGAGTCTTCAGGTGTTGCCATTTCATTTTTTAGGTAATTGTTTAATTTTTTATCAATCCACTCATTTACATTTACTTGATTAACAAGTTTTTGTCTTTTATTTGCTGCATTAGTTAGACCTTCTTCTGTAAATGTTTTTAGTAATGAAGGATTGTAATATTTATCATGATCTCTTAAAACTTTAACAGGGTCTGATTTGTCAGCAGGTCTTTTAATTTTTAAACTATTTATAGCACTACTCTCAGTTGACCAATTGCCGCCTTTAGGCTTAATCACATTCATGGTCGGACTAACACCATACTTCTCCATCAGATTCACTGCTTGATTAGCAGCATATGGAGCGCCTTCTTTAATTACTTTTCTACCTACCTTAGATAAAGTTTTAGCGGCAGGGCCAATTAAAGGCACTAAGGTTAATGCAGCTTCTTCTGCATCTGGTGTAAGTTTTGTTGTTTGACCAGCACCTGTAGTTAATGAAAAACCGTTACCATAATCTTTTAGAGTTCTTGCCCATGCTGGTACAGTCATTAACTCTGAAAACATTTCCATTGGTGGATTTGGATATCCAAATGGTTTAGAAACAAAGTCGTGAGTTCCTTGCAAAAAATCACCAGCAAAAGAAGCTACTGGGCGAACTGGCTTTAGTGGGCCTATAGTTGCTTCATCACGGTAATACTTACCAACAGGGAATTCTTGGCTGCCTTTAGCAAGGTGCAATACACCACCTTTAGCGAGATGCACAAGACCGCCTTTAGCTTTAGTTATGTCTTCATCATTAAGATCATATGTGCCACGATTACCTATGGCTGACTTAACTTTGCTTGGATCAAGAGCGATATATTGATTTTGACGACCACCAATATCATCAAAATTTTGAAGAATAACGCTGTCGTGACCTTTTTCTCTTAAAATTCTTAATGCCTCTTGAAGCCTTCCCTTTGCTGGAGCATCAGGTGCAATTATTTGTGCAAAGTTTTTTCCTTGTTTCCTTGCTTGATTTTCGTCGTGGAAATAAGGGTTTTCAAATTGAACGTCAACAGGAATAATGTTTGGCCCACTACCTTCTACTGCTCTATGTTGAGACTTTGCATACATTGCAGCAATTTTTGGGTCATCACTAAAAAATGAATTTGGTCTAAATTCTGAAATATCAGAGCCAGTTCCATGATACAGGCGTTGCTTAACCATACTTGGCTCAAGGAACTTTTCCTTACCGCCTTTTTGTGGTTTGTCAAAGTTAGCTAAGTAATGCTCATACATTGACATATTAGGATCAGTAACTCTGATAACCTCATGAGGCTCTGGTTTAAATCCTTCTTTGATTTTCACACCATTAGGAGTTGTTACCCACTGCCCCTTTGGAGCTAAGTAAACAAAATCACCCTCTTGAGGTTGGAACTTTGCACTCACAACATCTCTATGAGGTAGACCGCTAAATGGAGTGTATGCATTAGCATTTACACCACGTCTAAACCCACCCTCCATTATTGACTTAGCATTTTCTTCGGCATTACCTTCTCTACCTCTGAGATCAATGTGCTGAACGTATTGGTTTTGGAATTGCTCTTTAGTCAATGGCTTCTTGGATTTTGGCGCAGATAATGTCTGCTTAGCTTGCGCTATTGCATCCTTACCTGTTTTATTGCTTATTGGTTGCGCTGTATAAAGAGCTGCTTGATCAGCAGCTTCCTGTTCCATTTCGCGCGCAACTTTTGCTTGAGAGGATAAAGAACCTTTTGGAAGCTTTGACAATGCTCCTTCAAGCGCTTCCGTTAAAAGCTTTTTCTTACCCATATCAACCTCTCATTTTTTTCATTACACCACGCATAGCTTTTTGATTTACTGCTCCGCCATTTTTAAATTGTCTGTTATAGAAAACTTCAACCTGTGGATCACGGCGCATGCCTTCTGGAGAAATTCTAGAATAACGACCACCAACATTTCCTTTGTTATTTGCAAGCTTACGAGCATATTCTAAAGCTTGAAATGATAATTTATTCTCTCCTTGTGGAGTTGCATACTTAACAGCTAGACGGTTCTTTTCATCTTCATAAGCTAAATCAGCGCCTGTCAAACCAGATTTGCTGCCCTGATATTTATTGCCTCGATTATCCTCACCCTCATATTCAACAGCATTACCAGATAAGCCACCAGATAATTGTCTGTTATCTGCAAGTGGTTGACGATATCCAAGCCTACCCATCATAAACTTACTTCTGTTTTTACCTTGCTGCATTTGATCTGCATAAGCACTAACATCCATTCTGTCTAAAATGTCTGAAACATAATTAGCTTCTCTAGCAGAACCACCCTCAGCATAACCACGTACAGCACCACCCCTATATCTTTGCATTTCCATTGGAACTTCTACCTGCTCTGGCTCTTCCATGTCTTGTTGTTCCATCTCTGGAGAATCAAAAACAACACTTTCTGACGGGTCTAATGCACCCTCTGAGCTTGGATCAATTGCTGATGGAAGTTCCTCTGGAGCTGGCTCTTCATATGAAGCTGCAATAGGCGTTTGACCTGATGCCCTGCCAGTACCCTTAGCACCTGCATAACCAACACGCTCATTAGTCTTTGCAGACTTAGAGAAGCCAACAGCACGTTTTTCCATTTGCTTTAGAATGGAATTAATTTCTTGTGGTGTGCCAGTAGAAAGAATCTTGCTTACTTTCTCAGCTATTTTTTCATTCTTAAACAGTGATGGAGCTTTACGCAAAATGCTAAGTACAGTGCTAGTTACACCACCGCGAGTAGCATCAAGTATTTCACCAACAGCATCATTGTTTTCAAACTCTTTACGACCCATAGCACGGCGCTCGGTAGCAGAATTTGCTACCACTTGACCTGCATTTCTAAAGTTGCGAGACTCAGCCATCAAAGCATTTTCAAATACTTTGTATTCAGCATCAGAGTTAAACAATGCTCTTAAACGTAAACGCTCATTCTCAGCACCAATTATCTGCTCAGCAGCATTGATTGAGTTCTTAGACTCACCAATCTTGGTAGCAAAGTTTTGAGCATAGCCAACACGTAAAGCCTGTTTTTCAGCATCACTCAATGTAGAAACATACTGCATTGCTTCATCAGGTAGCATTTTTGAATACTGATTACGACCAGTTTCTAATGCCTCAATAATCTCAATGTCGCCCTTGTATTGATTGCGCGCAACTTTATAAGCAGGTACTGCCTCATCAATAATGCTTACATAAGTGTTCTTCAGTTGCTTGAGAGCATTAGCTGCATCTCGGCTAATCTTGTCATCGCTTGCAAACCCTTTAGCAATAACTGTATCAATGCCTTGCTTGATGTTGTCCAAAGTTCTAACATCAGGAACATCAGTCAACTCTAAATCAAGAATAGGGCTGTCAGGATTTTGTCCGGGCTTGACTCGATAAATCTGCTTCATATCAAACTGTGAAGGGTCTTCACCTAATGCAACCGCATTAGCCTTCTTAATTTGATTAGTCTTCATTATTTCTTGATAAGCACGTTTAAACTCTGGCGTATCTAAAATACCCATAATTCTTGGGTCAGATACATCACCAAAAGAATATGCAGCTTGGTAAGCAGTATCAGCCTTTGAGCGCAAGTCTTTTGTCAGGTCGGATACTTCTTTGAAGTAAGCCTTGTTACCTGCTAGAGCCTCATTAGCCATTTGTGTGACTCTGCCCTTAGTGCCACGAACACGATTCTTCATGTCCTCAACCATAGCAGTACGACCGCCTCCGGGTCTCTGCGTTACGGTTTCAGCCAAGTCAGTTAATCCCTGTGAGACATCCATCAGGCGAGTGTCAGGGCGAGTTCCTACAGGTCTAGTAGTTGGATTGTATCCACGATCATTAGCAATACGACCAACAGCTTCGCGAGGTGTTATTCCATCTTGACGCATCTTTGCCAATACCTTGTCCATAGCTTGCTGCTCAAGATAATTGTCACCAATCTGGAATGGGCGCTTAGCAAGGTTTATAGCACCCTTACCACCACGCAGGGCAAGTTGACCAGCCTTACCAACGACAGGGCCTAGCACTGTACTAGTTAATCCGCTTTCGGTAGCACTGCCTAAACGATTAGACAATGTATCTTCACCTGCATTAAATCCTGATACAGCACCAGAAGCGCCAGCACCTGTTGCAGCACGACGCAATGGAGTTTTTGTGAACATGTTAGCCATACGAGCAGTATTAGCTCCAGCCGCAGCCTGACCTCCGGGCAACAACATTGCACCTACAGTAGGAGCAATACCACCAGAAAGTTCAAAAGCCATTTGCTGCTCTGGGTTCTCTTCAGAGAATCGACGGTAATCGCTACGAATTTCATCAACCAATTGACCATAGCTCTTGTTAGAACCTTCATCAGTTAAGTATTTACGGTACAAAGCTTCTGCTTCATCACCAATAGACATACCCATGCCTTGACCAAAGAAAGCACGAGCGCGGTTAACTGAGTCAGAAGAACGAATAGGCTTTAAACGCACGACTGATTCTGGTGGAACTCCACCTTCTTGCATATGAGCTATACCGCCTTCAGAAAAACCACGTTGTCGTAAAAATTTCTTTACTGAAAGAAAGTCACCTGATAATTTATTATTTAAATTAAACGTAGGCGCTGGAGTTGGTGTTGTTGTACTAGTGGTAGAACCATCTGTTACTGGAATAGAGCCATCATTACGAGCATAATTTTGTCCATTAGTAAAAAACTGATGCGCTCTTCTTGATCCATAATTGTACAAATCTTGCATAGGTCTAGCATATTTACGACCTAAATCAGTTGCCGCAATTACAGCTTCTTCCGAAAGCTTTGGCAATGGATCAACAACTGG